TTGTATGGTTGCACGAATAAGTAAATAGACAATAGAACATTAACATAAGGAGATGAAGATGTACAAAGTGAGATTTCATTTAGCAAAGGGCGAGAACTATATGAAGTGGCAGATTACTGGCGATGCTTCACCTAATAAGCCAAGTGGCAAGCCATTCTATTTCGACCCATCTACTGTGTGTATACAGATGATTAATGCCAAGTTGGTCAATCATGTGGCTACAGCTACAAAGATCAAATGCGGGGCGAATAAGACTGTGTGTGCATGGGTAGAGTGTGAGAACCTAGTTATCTACAGAGATGATACTGCTGGCGGTAGAAAGAACATTGGTTATGTAGATAAAACTTTTCCCAAAACTCATATGCAATTGTCATACAATCCAAGAGTTGCACCGAACTGGGTGGGGCATAACTCTACAAACATGGACAAGCAAGAGAACCTAAACATATATACATCTGGAAGAAAGTTGTTTTACACATCGTCTTCTATTAAGTGTACTAATTCGATTGAACCAAGTTGTATTTAATAAAAATAAATTTGAATAATTTGGGCAGTCAAACGAATAATTAAGTATGGAAGTAGAACTTTAACAAAGGAGAATTGAATATGAGTAAGCTTAGTAGAAATGCAAAGACAAATTTGTTGGTTGCAAATGATATTTTAAGCATCAAAAGTGATATGAATGCGGGTGATTACCAATTCATATCGGCAATTATTACTGGAGAAGGTTTTACGCAGTATAACAACATGACCGAAAAAGAATTAAATTCTGAATTTAAAGAACAATGGGAAAATATTAAAGATAATCCAGAAGTATTAAAACTTGGTCGAGCCGATTGGTTCGCTGGAGATGAAGATGAAGATGGTGACGAAGCAGCATTCCAGTCTTTAATTGCCAAAGGAGAATGAAATGATTACATTTACTAAAGAGTATAGCGGTATAAGCAATACATATAGGTATAAGATTACAACCTTGAAAAAGGATGGACTCACAAGAACCGATTGGATAGACATGGAAGATGTCTATGTCAAGCTTGTAGGTATTGAATCATGCAAAGAAGAAAAAAGGCTTGAGAAAAGAAAACCAGAGTATAAATTCAATGATACATACCAGTATGTAATTACTTGCAAAAGTATATTTGTATATGTACAAGGTAGGAACGAGAAGGAAGATAATAAGATTGCGATCATTAAAAGATGCTTCCCGCATATTCCTTTTCTAAACGATGTTGATCCAAAGGATATAAAAAAAGCAAGTTACTGGGGCAATAGTGATCGAATCTATATACATGATGGAAAGTTTTATAATTGTAAATATGCAATTATGCAAAAATATATTCCATAACTAAGGAGATTAAATGTTGTACGAATTTAGAAATCCAATGCCAGTAGAAACAAATCTTGGGTATGGATTGCTTGTGTATGTTCGAGATGGTGGGGCATTTTCAAATGATGTATTCGCCATAGTCTCTGAAGTAGATGGAAAGCTTCGACATTTTCGTAGTGGTCAATTTAGGTTCTTGCCTAATCCTACTTTTGACATTGAAAATTTGGGCAATATGCAAGAAAAGAAAGAAATTTAAATTTCTTGCTAAATAAAAGTAATGACTAGACGAATAGATATGTATACCAACAAGGAGGGCAATAATGATTGAAGAAAATGATATTTGGTTATTGTATGAGTTGTTTAGTTATGTAATTGAAAATTTATTTTAAGGAGAATAAACATGAGCAAGTTTGTAACTGGATGCCAAGTTGTTTGTAAGTTTTCTGATGGCAAAGTAGAGAATTTTTTGCTTAAAGAAAAATTAACAGCAATTGCTGGCGGGTTTAAATGGGTCGTAAGTGACAGCAAGGGATTACTTAGAGTGATTCTTGAAAAGGAAATGTTTAAGTTAGGCAAAGGAAAAATAAAAATTGGTGACTACGCATACAACCCTGTTTCAGATTGTATAACCCTTATTGATGAAGATGACGATCTTATTTATGCAAATGAAACATACTACAAAGTTCAAAATTACAAGGAGAACAAACATGAAAGTCATAACACTTAACGAGTGCTTGCACTACATGGAATCAATTGGCTATAGGCTAGCTGCTAAAGGATTTGGTTTATTTATTTTTCGGCAAGACAACAGGCGTTTAAGTTTAACCCTGAGTGAACTAAGAATTAAATTTAAGAAGGAGAATAACAATGAACGATCAATTTAGAGAAAAAAAAGAAAAACTTAAAGGTATGCTTCAGACTTTGCACGATTCATGCAGAGAGGGCGAGTATGGATATTGGGATGCTTCTAAAGAAGGCTTTGCTTCTATGGCTGAAAATGTGCAAGACATAGCCACAATATTAAATCTTAAGATTAAAGAAACATACAAAGGAGAAAGAACAAATGAATAATTTAAATGTACAGCTAACACCAGATGAGATATCCATGATAGCTAATAGCTTAAGCTATGAACTTAGTGCGGTTACCAACAAAGATTTAGATTCTTCTTACAAAAAAGAATTAAAAAAGCTTTATGAAAGATTAAGCACTCTTGAGGATGAAATCTAATGATTGAAATCAAACAGGTGGGCAATCAATGGAGAATCAAAAGGGAAGAAGTAGGCAAAGGTTATGCTTATAGGGATATAGATAAGGTATATCTTCATATACTTAGGGGCAGAATGAATGAGCATGGCGTTATCAATTGTGCTGATCTGTATATCTATGTGGATGGACATAACCCTGTTGATGATAAGCACATACGGAGTTTTAAGACTGGTGCTACCTATCTAAATTTAGCTGTGCCAAACAATGAGCTTTACTACAGTATGTATACAATCAAAGATGTAGTTTTTGGAAATAATTACTAAATAATTTGAAGTGTGAAACGAATACTAAGTTAAGGGAAACGGCTTTGCGTGAACTAAGGGCGTTCCTTAGTTCACGATGCTGGACTAACAAGGAGATTACTATGAGCAACAGTAAGTTTACGAGAAATGAAAAAACCAGTTTGTTAATGGCATGGGATATCGTTGCCTTGCGTGAAGATTTAAATGCGAATGACTATCAAATGATTTGTGGCATCCTTAGAGGCGATGGATACCAAGCATATGACCTCATGACAGAAAAAGATTTTGATAATGAGTTTTATGAAAAATATGATGAACAAATTAAATATTCTACAAAAATCCTTCAGTTAGCTCATGTGTTGAATGGTGAACCAATTAATTTACTAAAAGTTTAACAAGGAGAGTTATATGAGATTATCGCTTAAGTACGAACAGAAGTTAGAAAAAAATAAGTTCCTTGATGTATTAGACATTGGAGTTATATCTACAGAGATATGCAGACTTAAGAATCTGCTTAGATCGATTGGCATTAGTGCAGAAGATAAAAGTCTTGAAAAATTAAAATTGTGGAAAGACTAAATAAAACTGTGTGTGGGGCGAATAAGTAAATAGAGACAACAACATTAAACAAGGAGAGTAACATGGCACATGATGAAAAGTTGTATGAGAAGTGCGTAAAGATTTATGAGCAAGATGGGCAAGATGCAGTAATAGCTCATTGCATTAAGATTGGACATAAGACATGGGGCAAATGCGAGCCATGCGAATGTAACAGTCCTATCATGGATGATAATTTTATGACCTGTCTTGTATGTGGTGAATCTACCTATCACAACAATGAAAATAAAACAGTATCGTTATCAATATTCCAATTAAAAATATTGCTTGAAGCTACCAATTACTTTTTGGATGCACTTGAGGATGACGAAGAAGCAGAGCTTGATGTAGATAAGTATGATGTTGCAGAAATAAATAAACTTTTAGAAAGGCTGGTGGCAAATGACAAATAATAATCAATACGACTGGAAGCTTTGTTTTACTGATGGGAAAAATGGTCATAGCTTATGGCTTGACCGAATTACCAATAAGTATTCAATTAAAGATCAATCTGGAAATAGACCCAACAATACAGATGATGGTGTGCTTTGGTTTTATGGTGTGGTTGCTAGCGTTCACACTTGTAAGTTTTCTAAAGATGGCCTTACTGTTGCATTTAGCGTAGAGTCAGAAAGAGATGGGAGAAGCAGTACAGTTTGGTGTGTGTTTGATTTTGGTATTCGTGTAGCTAAAGAGCTTGATATGCAAATCGTATTGAGTAATGACCTTAAGAAACTTGAACCTCTGTTTTGTCTTACCAGTAGTAAAGGAGTTAGCAATGAATTTAACCGATAGACAGCGTGAAATTATAAGGGTCACCCTCAGTTATTGCTTGGCTAACTATGACGAGCTTAATGAGTGCTTATATCCAGAAGAAGATCATAATAAGGTTGAAATACAATACTCTGAGATTGAACAAATATTAAATCTAATTCAACATAAGGAGATAGTATGAAAAAACAACAGAAAGCTTATATCTATACTGTCTGGCCTAATAGTGGTAATTCCGTAACTCTATGGCTATACTCTCAGGCATCAAAAAGAGTTGACAATACAACAAATGTATACCTACAAGGGGATGATGCAGCTTTATTTCTTAAGGAAGTACAAGAGACAGAATATATTTGGGAAAACAGTATAGGTATGACGAAGGATATCCTAAAGAGAAACTTTAAGAATATAGAAGGTCATGTTTCATACATTATAAGTATGTATTTTTAGATTGTGCATTTGACATTGAACATTGCGGATGATGCTCTGCAAAGTGGCAATTTGCACAAAGAAGCATACATTTAGAAGCCTCTTCTAATATTTTTTCCCAACTATGGTTAATTGTACCCACAGCATTTAATGCAAATGATTTATCTTTTGGGTCTATGTGATGAAATTGTAATGCTGCATAATTCTCACAATATCCACAATGTTGGCATAATCCACCATGTATAGCTATTAGTTTTAATTTTATGTCTTTTGCTTTTGATGATTGTTTACTGGTTTTTTGTTTTTGTAGTTTTTTTCGACAATCTATAGAAGAACAATATTTTCGTGGAACGATATTTTTGCAGAATGTACATTTTTTATCTGGTTTTTCGGATTTCACAAGTGTCCAATGGTATTTATCTCTGCAAGTAGGCGAACACAAGTTTCTTTGTTTTCCTGTTAATTCTTTTTTGCAAATTAAACAGTTTTGGTTTTTGTGGGCAACACGATGGTAATATTTAGTCTTGTAGTGTTCACTATAACATTTTTTTGAGCAGAATTTTCTTCGATTGCTTACAAATTGTTTTTCACACATTAAACATTGTGAGAATCTTTGTTTTTTTTCAACAGGATCTTTTGAATTATAGTGATATTTATGACTACATTTATTTGAACAGAAGCTTATTTGCTGGCCGATTAAGTTAATATCGCAAGATAAGCATTTTGAACTTGTCATTTTTTATCTCGTATGTAATTGACCATGAAATCACGAATTACTTCGCTCATGGTCTTGTAATTGCTATCGCACTTTGTTTTAAAAAGTTCAAATAGCGAAGTTTGTAAACGGATTAACATATTTTTTTCTTTGTGTTTTTCGTTCATACTATGTATATACACCAATAGGAGGATTTAAATAAAGTTTCTACTAAATAATTTAACCGATCAAACGAATAAGTAAATATGGGGATGAAAGTTTTTTAATGTGGAGATTTAACACACAGTATTAAATATACAAGGAGAGCGAAATGATAGAAGAACATGAACAAGAATATAGCGAACAGTATGAAGATGGTTTTAAAACAGTATTGAAGTTCTTTTCTGCTGAAAATGAAAAACAATGCGAAAGAAATTTATACAAGTACACAAACTGTGGTGCTTGGATCGAATTTAAGGACTGGGGCATTAAACTTGGTTCTATCGTAGAAGGTTCAGACGAAGGAACTGATGTCTTTGAACTTAAGTATGACGAAGACTTCTCAGAAGAAACTATTCAAAAAGCAATAGATCAGATTGAAGAACAAGCAGATTCAATCTGGAAGTATGCAAACGAAATTGGTGAAGATGGACAGACAGATGAACAAAATGGGCTTGATTTCCCAACTTTATAAGGAGAATAACATGGATCGCAGAAGATGGACTCATAAGGTTATTAAGGACAGCAAGTATAGCTTCATGGATGGTATGTCATACCGAAGTCCATCATGGACAGGCACTCTTGATGAGTGTATAGCTAAGGCTCGTAAGATGGCAGACTTGTCCAATGCTGATGGTGAAGTATTTATCATTAGAGTTATGCCAAGAAAGAAGGGCGAAGCCGTACTAAAAATAAGTAGTTTAAGAACTATTGAAAGACAAGTAAGAGTAATGAATCAACATGAACAAGATCACTACATTTAAGGAGAATAATATGATTAAGACTAGAGATAGACTGTTGGCAGATGTAAAGAAGTTTGTATCTAAGTATTGTGATACTGCTGTATATACCGCAGAGGAATGGCAAAAGAAAGAAAGTCAATGTCATTTCGGTGAGGTTGTATTTGTCGCAGAGGGTGAGCTTTATTACGCTCTAAATGGTCAGCATGGGCGAAAAGAAAAAGATGCGATCATTAAGATAGCTAGAAAACATCAATGCTACATCGAAAAGGGTTTCGGTTGGTCGTGGCACTTTTGTAGTGTGGAAGGATTATAAAATGGATTACACACATAAAATATCTAATCTTGGTGATGGCTATCCATACGAAGGTGAGATCATTGTAGATAGTGAAAAGAATACTTTAAGATGTATTAGCGTATCAAATATTCACTTGGAAAGATGGCAAAGAAACTGGGTATACGCTCTTTGCGAACCAGTAGCTTTGCCCTTGAATAGAAAAGCTATTGAAAAACTTTACGATGTAAGGAGTATTAAATGCTTAAAAGATTAAAAAGGATTGGGCGAGGTCAGAATCGTTATTCCGTTTATGACAATGAAGGTATAAAAAAACAAAACTATTATGTTCTAGCAAATAGCCATAGTGCTGCTGATTATAAAGCTAAGCAACAATTCGGTGAATATGCTAAAGCTGGTGGGCAATTAAGCACAAAAGATTGGGAATGGATGACAGAAGACCAAGAATTTATTGTGCAACCATCTAAGTTTAAGCGGTTGATTGCATCTTCTATTCTATTATCTATAGCATTGGTCGTATCTGCTGGTTTATACAATGTATTTTTTAAATAGGAGTTTAATAATGCCAAGAGTAAAAATGGTTTTAGAACTAGACTTTGATAAATTGCAAGATATTAAAACTAGGATTTTAAATCTTGCTCTTAGAATTGAGCTTGGATCACATTTATATCCAGAAGAAATAGAATCAATAGATTCTACAGTTAAGCTAATAGATATGATTCAAGATCAATGTGTAGATCATCCAGATAATAAATATACAAAAAAACAAGTATATGGATTTTTGGGATCATAGTTATATGGAGATATAGCTCAAAGGCAGAGCAAATTTCTCATAAAAATTTGGTTCTTGGTTCGAATCCAAGTATCTCCACTAAATAATTTACCCTGTCATGCGAATAAGTATATGTAAGTCTGGCAGATATATAGATAAACTTTAGGCTTATATTAAAGGCACACTACAACAAGGAGATAAAATGATTAATGAAAAAGAAATTGAGAATTTTGTAAAGTTAAACAGATGGGATCTTGCTCATCTTGCCATTAAACAAAATGAGAATGAACTAGATAAGTTGCGTAAAGAAGTAAAGGCGTTGCGTGAACAATTACAATTACTTAAGGAGATCAAATGAACAAAGATGCAATGAATTTTATTCTAATATGTTCTTGTGTAATTGGTTTTATCAAAGGTATATTTCCAAGTAGAGGTGACTAATGACAAAATATAAAAAAAACGATGTGGTTGTTTGCAAAACAGCAGAGAATAACTTTGCTATTTACACTTTGGTCGAACCTTGGAAAGTTTATAAAAAATGGTTAGCAGTTGGAGCAGATAAGAATATTTATCGGGTACATGAAGATGATATTTTAGATAAAGATGATCGAGACAATGTTTTAGAGCTAACTAGTTATATTAAAGCGTTATCTGAATATTTATTTACAAGTAAAGTTTATTAAAGGAGAACAGCTATGACACCAGAAGATATAGTAATTCAGAATCATCTTGATAAAATTATAAATAATCCTAAAACATGGATTGTAAAAGACTTTAATCACACAAATATATATCTACATCTTGATGAGATTGATGTTTTAATTACTGCATTAAATCTATTAATTCAACAGGAATCCACAGGGAAACAGCATGATTCCCGTAATGAACTACTTGAAAAGTTATCTGCACTAGAAGAAAGAGAAAGGAGTAGGAACTAATGAAGTATAATATTTTAGCAAATGGAGAGCTAGTAGCGACAATGCGTGGAGATTTTAAGGATGCAAAATCCCCAATTCTTTTAGACGATGAATCAACGCCATACAATGTGGGAGACTTTAGCCACAGACCAGTGCTTGCTGCTAATATGATTCTGTTATGGGAAAACTCGGTTAAGGGATCTCGCAGAGTATCCATACTCACAGATGATGAAGGTGAGCGATTTGTACTGGCTGATATTAGTATAGTTGAGGGTGTATAAAATAGGGATTTAAACTTTTTAAAGGAGATATAAAATGACATCAATAGAAGATAAACCTGTTAAAGCTGGAAGAAAAGTAGTTGCCGATAGCACAATACTTTACAACTTATATAATATTGTAGATCGTGTAGAAAATACTATAAAAGAATCAGTCATCAATGTTTATGCAGATAGATATCGTGTAAACATCTGGCAGGGAACAGACAATCCTTTCTTGCCAAAGGCTGGAACTATAGCTGCAAGCTACTTTATATCTGTTGATTCAAGCGGTAAAATAAAGATGTTCAACAACTAGAAAGCAATCAGATGAAAATAGATGAGGCAATTGCTATGCTTAATCAAGCAAAGGATAGCGGATCAAAAGATGTTATCTTTGCTTTTTGGGAAGCTAAAGAATTTAATAGAAAAGCAAAGAAAACATTTACCAACAATATTGTTTGGTCAAACATAGCTGATTACATACACGACAACATGGATTGGAAGTACATACATAATGAACTACAAAAAATGATAGATAAAATAAAAGTTAAAAATGAGTAAATATTTTCATGTGACAAACGAATAAGTAATTAGAAAGGAGATAAAATGATTTTTTGGGAAGAAGAAATCGTTGATCATATATGTTACATAACAGGAGCCACTAGAGATGTTGCCCATGCAATGGTAATGTCAAAAAGCTTTATATTCATACAAGGTTGGTCAATGGGCGAATCAGCATTAAATATAGCTAACAGGATTTTAAAGGAGTATGTCGATGAAAAAATTAGAAAGTCAAAAACAATTGTTTGAAGATGTCTTTGCAGTAGAGCATATACATTCAAGCAAAAAGAAATTGGTTATTCGTACTGATGTGTTTGAAGATGGTATTATTGTGCAAAAAGTATCTGCTAATTGCACGATGATTTACATCAATGACCTTGATTATATGGCTAAAGGCGATATTCTTGATGGGAGCATTCAGATAATATTCTTTCCAATATCGCACAAAGAATTGGACAAAAGATTTAAATTACTTGCGGAATGTATTTCAAAAAAGGAGGAACTATGTGGTACGAAAACAGAGAAAATTTAGTGGCTCTAGCCAATTACCTTAAGGATGATGGAGAGTGGCGAGATTATAGCACTAAAGAACATAAAGATGATCCTATCAAGCGAATGATCTACTTTTTATCTAAACCTTGGAAGTGGCAAGAAGAGTGGGAAATGTTTCAGAAAACCAAAACTTTTATTGGGAGGAATTAAAAAATGACAGAAGAAACATCATACGAAGAATGTATAGCCCTACCAATAGGTATTGGAGATATGAAAATATATGAACTTTTTGACGGATTAGTTCTTAAGATGGATGCAAAAATGAAGTCTTCCTTAAACACTAAGGCAAACTACTTGGTTTGGAGCAATTATCAATTTTTGGGATTGTTCTTCACAAGCAAAGAAGTTTCTGCACAGCTTAACTCACAAGGAGAAAAACATGAAAAACAGAAGGATTAGTATTACATCAAGCATTGTGAATGGCATTGAACAAATGCTAGAAAGCGATAGTATTGATCAAAACAATTTTCAACCTATTTTAGAATGGGTTCAAAACATCAAAAGATTTCCAATGCAAAAATACTCAGACCTATTTTTTGCAAAAGGGCTGTTAGATAATTTAAATCTTCTCAAGACTTTCTACTATCGTCATGTAGAGGAAAAGAATGGTCTTGTATATCATAAAAGCGTATTGGATGCGTTTATGTATATAGACAAAGTTAATGAAAAGTATGGGGAAGTAGCTCCAGTTGCTGCTGAAGTTGAACAAGAATAATGTGCGTCTTTTCTAAACTAGGAGGGTTTGTGATGACGATGAGGATTTTAATATGCTTTGCTTCTATCTGTGCGTTTGGATGCGGAACGATAGAGCAGAGCGTTTCTACTAGCATTAGCCCATATGACAGTAGAGAAATAGAGAAGGTAAATGTAAGTTTTAAACATTGTTATGTTTTTCCAACAAGGTGATTTATGCCAATAGAAAAAAATAAATTTATCTCTAGCGATACTGGATTGATATATTCAATGTCTAAACCTAAATGGAAAAAGTATTTAAAACTAATGCTTGCCCATAAGTTATCTTTGTTAAAGAAAAAGCAATTACCAGCACCAGAAATAAAAAAGGAGGACATTAAATTAATTGCGTACAATGTATTTGATATTGATAGATTGAAGAATGATGACTGTATAGATACTGTGAAATCAGAACTTTTAAAACTAGGAAAATAAAATGAAAATGTATTTAGTTAATGGGTATAAAGATGCTACTATCAGAGCAGGATTTTTAGAAAAAGAGTGGACTAGTAAATCTGGAAAGAAACTAGTAACACTTAAAATACTTGATCACTACAAGGAACATTCAACAGTTTTTAGAACATATCATCGTGATAAGTTATCTGTAATGAAAGTTCTTGATGTTGATGATGATTTATTAGCAAAGGAGAAAAAATGAGCAATTTAAGCGGATGGAAACAAAACAGAAGCATTACACCAGAAGAGTTTGTAAAAGCTTTTACCGAAAATGATACCTATGAGGCAATTGCAACAAAGCTAAACATTAGCGTATCAGCAGTAAGGAACAGGGCTTATGCTTTAAAGCGATCTGGTGTTAACTTAAATACTAGTAAGAAGAAAGCCAGCGGTTCTTTTTTTGGCTCAAAAAAACTTGATGAAAAAAATGTTTTAGAGCTAAATAAAATCATCGATGACTCGAATAAGTAATTGTAATAATTGTATGGGGCTAGCAATAGCCCCAAAAATACCAAGGAGGAACAAATGGACTTCAAAAAGATTGCAAAAAAGAATGTTAAAGAGTTTATTGAGTCAGTAGATCAGTTTCATTCATATGCGAGTAATTTGTTACATCTCTTGAAGAGTGTAAAATCATCCTTAAAAAACAATGAAACATGTTTTAATATTATGGAAGTACAGTCTAATGTTGAAACATTAAATACTTTTATGGTTAACATGAATAGATTTTATGACAGAGTTGAATTTATTGAAGAACTACAATTCGAAAAAGAGTTTCAAAAATGAACAAAGATGCAATGACTTTTATTCTGATATGTTCTATTATAATTGGTATTATTAAAGGCATATTTCCAAGCAATGGTGATTAATGGCTTTTAGATATCAAACTTCTAATATTTTTTCTTATGAAAATATAGAACTTGTTGCACAAATAAAACTTAAATTTTATAGAAATCAAATGGATCAAGATAATGTAATAATGGCAAATTATGAAGGTAAATTAGAATATTTTTATGCAAAAAATATATTTTCTGATGATAAAGATTTTGATATATATGATTACTTACAATATTTGCCAATTATAAATGTTGAAAATTATACTGAATGTAAGGATATTTCAGAAATATGTTTAAATAGAAAAATGGGAACACTTGAAAGTTTTTTATATTATAAAAAGTCTCAAGAAGAACTTTTTTCTACTTTTCCAGAAGTGACTACAACAACAAGTACAAGCACAACAACCACAACCGTTACAACAACGCCATGTCCAACAGGTGTATCAAGTAGAGTATATTACATAAATGCAACAAATATTTGTGCAGTTTGTGTAGCAACAAATGAATTTGTGTGCAGCCCATATGAAAATTATAATTATGTAAATTGTTTAAATTCAGTAAATAGTATTAATAAAGGAAATACAAATTGTACAACAAGTCCAGAACCAACAACACCTATGCCTTAGATATAAAAATTATTGTTTAGCCATATATTCTTTGTGTTTTTTTTCAAATTCAATTATTTTATCTTTTGGCCCAACATATGTAAATTCCTCTTTTTTATAATGCCTTATAAGGGTTAAAACATGATTTGAAAATAGTTTTAAAATCTTTTGTGCATCACTACTAAGTAAAGCATCTGGCCAAACTTCTTGGCCCATAAGCATTGCTAAACCAAGATCATTATTTTCAGCAGTAACAGGATAAAACATGAGTCCAAGATTATTCGGCCTAATTTCTTCGCCACCAGGAATTAAGTTTAAAATGTACGCACAAGACCAATCACGACATATGTTTGGCCTAGTGTCATACACACCACAACCACCATGATCTGCTCTATCTTTGCAATTGCAGAATGCTGGCTTGTTAAGTTCTCGAACTTCTAAGATGTTGCAACACACATCACAATTGCCACAGGTGTTTTCTACTTGTTTAAGTTCCATAATTAACCTTGTTTGAATTTGTTTAAAAGTATAATATATATAAAAGGAGATCAATATGAAATGTTTTTTTTCAGCAATTAGTTTTATTTTACTGGTTTCTACATCAAATGCTCAACAGATTATGTATAAGCCATTGCAACAACAAGCTTATAGTTATAACAATTATAATAACTATAACAATGCTCAGAGATATTATCCAATTAATCCTATTCAGAAAACTCCAACTGGATATTTGTATTATCCATTGACTAATTTACCACCATTACAATCAAATGGATACACATTACAAAATACTCAACCGTATATTGGAATGTATTACTATAGTCCTAGTTTATGGTTACAATAAATGTTTAACGAAGATGATTTAAATAAGTGGAAAAACTCAAAACCATTTAATCATTTAGTAATAGACAATTTTTTAGAAAACTCATTGGCTATGCAAATAGCTGATGAGTTTCCTTCTATTAATGATGACTTTTGGTTTTATTACAACAATGCTGTTGAAGTTAAAAAAGCCTGTGATATGTGGTGTAAGTTCCCAAAATCAATATACAAAACAATATTTGAATTAACGAGCAAAGAATTTGTAGACTCTCTATCTAACTTAGTTGGTAAACAAGTTTGGGCAGACTATGGGTTAAATGGCGGTGGTATACACGCTATGGGCAATTCTGGAAAATTAAACCCACATTTAGACTACAGCATACACCCAAAGCTTGGACTACAAAGAAAGATAAATTTAATAATATACTTAACAAAAAATTGGGATACCTCTTGGGGTGGAGCTATAGAGCTATGGTCACACGATGAAGAGAATAATAAACCAAAACAGGTTGAAGTTAAAATAGATTCCACTTTTAATAGGGCTTTATTGTTTGATACAACTCAAAATTCATGGCATGGCATATCAGATCAAATCACATGTCCAATCGACAAATCAAGAAATTCAATAGCAATATACTATGTTTGTGAGCCAGAGATTGGAAGCGAAGATAGGAATAAGGCTTTGTTTGCCCCAACAGAGGATCAAAAGGGCGATAAGTTAGTTGAAGAACTTATAAGACAAAGACTTTTGGGGAAATACAAAATATAGTAAATATTAATGTTACTTAAGCGAATAGCTTTTTGTACAAAACATTTACTTTTATAGGAGGATACAATGGAATCAAAAGCACCAATCGAAATCAATGGAGAAAAATATCTGCTGTTTGCAAGCGAGAATGTTAAAAGACTTTTAAGAAAGAATAAGGTTGCAGCAGTGACCATTCTTGAAGAGTTTATTAATAAACCATTCACAAAGCTTGGAACATCTAATATTAAAAGGATTGCAGAAACAAACTTAAACATCTTAAACATTCAAGCAACAGAGTTTGAGTCTCAAGAAGAAATCAAATGTTTTATATTGCACTGTGTTGGTAATTATACGCAAATGCTGCCGATATATCCAAAGAAGTGGTCGGTAATGTTGGAATGTGGGCATAAAGCAATCTTTGATGAAACAGTTGACTACATCTGTAAAGATCATGTGGTCACATGTTTTAAGTGCAATAAAAATAATTAATGCTTTTTAATCTGTAAGAAAAACGCATACATATTTCTTACAAGGAGGTTTGATGTTAAAACTATATGATATGTTTTCGGGGATAGGTGGATTTGCTTTAGGGTTTCAAAAGGAAGGTTTTGAAGTAACTGCTTTTGCAGAGTTAGATAAGTATCCTTCTGAAGTTTTAGCAAAGAATTTTCCAAATATCCCTAATTATGGAGATGTAACAAAAGTAAAGTATAAAAAAGATCAGTTTGATTTGATTGTTGGGGGTTTTCCCTGCACAGACATATCTATAGCAAGTCAATCAAAGGAGGGCATATATGGAAAAAGATCATTCTTGTGGAAAGAATTCTTCCGAGCAGTTAAAGATGTTCAACCAAAATATTGTGTCATTGAAAATGTCTTTATGCTGCTTGGAAGAGGGCTTGAAACGGTACTTCAAGACCTTGCCAGCATCGGGTACGATGCGACTTATACAACGCTCGATGCCCAATACTGTGGAACAGCCCAAAGAAGGCGTAGAGTTTACATTTTGGGAGTCCGTGATGGAATCACCTCCAATAGCGATATACTCCAGTTTGGCCCTCGTAGTACTAGAACCTGTCAACAAAGCGTGGAACTTGTCAAAAAGAGCTTTGAATGGAATTTTAAAAAGAGCATGTGGTTCAAAGAAACCTTTGCCTACTTTACTCGCCAAAGAAGTGATCAGTTTGATGAATGCGGAGTGTCATCAACCCTAACAAAAAGAGATTATAAGTCTTTTACAGATTTAGTAGTATCTGATGGCAACATACGCAGAGTAACACCTACAGAAAGGCTTCGCCTTATGGGTTTTCCTGACGATTGGCATATTGAAAATGCTTCAAGTACTGATAAGTATAAATATAACGGTATGCATGTACCTTCAGTTCAATACATAGCAAGATGTTTAAAGGAGTACGAAAGATGTTTGAATTTGCAAAAATAGCAGAAAAATTTGACGAACATTTAGCTGGACAATTATATTGGCATAGCAATTTCGTTAATCATTTCTTGCCTGAGATTGCATCTGTCTTTATGGCAGAAGGAACAAATGTATATGATTTTGGTGCATCAACAGGTAATGTAGAAGTGGCTTTATCAAGTATGATTAAGTCAAGGAGCATAGATTTTATACCTGTGGAAAAATGTAAAGAGATGGCAGAAAGATATAAGGGAGAAAGCGAAGTGGTTGTTGATGATTTTTTAAATGTGTATATGGAAGAGTTTTCATTTGCTACATGTATTTTGTCTTTATGTTTTATCCATCCATCAAAAAGAGAAACATTTATTGATTCTTTAAAAAATAATTGTATGATTGGCGGTGCTTTTATAGTTTTGGAGAAAATGAAATCCAAGGGTGGATATTTAGGAACAGCTTTAAATAGAGTCACATGGCGTAATAAGATTGAAAATGGTGAATCTTTAAAGATGGTAATCAATAAAGAGCTTTCTCTAAGTGGTGTGCAGTATCCGCTAAGTGAAAAAGAACTTGAAGGATTTGAGTTAATATGGGCTTATGGTGATTTTCGTGCTTATATTTGGTTAAAGGAGTTTTAAATGGAAGAAGAATTAGATTATCATTGTTCTGAGTGCGGTGTTCAAATTTCAGAGTGGATGCTTAGAGATGTCGATGGCGTTACAATTGATACATGTTTAAATTGTGCAATTAAAACATCATTAATGTTATGCCCTGTGTGCGACATAAACATAGGAATAACGAATGTAGATCGTGCAAATAGAATACTTGGTGAGGGATGGGAAGAGATGTGCGAAGACTGTGCAAAAGCATTTGTTGAAAAATAGCCAAGTTTTATTGTGCTAACAATGGGGTATTTATAATGGAAGACTTTAAAAAATGGTACATTTGTTCTTACTGTGCATTTAAATTTTACTGGGAAGGCTTAGAAGATCCAACACAATGTCCAAAATGTAGATGTGAAGAAATTATTTTAATAAAAGAAAATAAAATTTTGTAAAACTTTATGGAGCATAAATGACAATCAACAGAAGAATTTTTTATGCTTGCCAAGCAGTTGGAATTGGTGACAAAGACGGTGCAAATTTTACTGTTGCTCATGGTGTTCAGAGTGTTGGCATAAATACACAGTTTAACTTAGAACAAATTTTTGAAGTTGGGATGATTTCAATTTATGAAAATGTTGAAAATGTTCCTGATGTTGAAGTAACATTAGAAAAAGTATTAGATGGAAGAGATCTTCTTTACAATTTAGCAACATCAAGTGCTGTTGGAACTACCTTATCGGCAAAATCAGTAGCACAATGTTCTGTAGCATTAGCCATTTTTGATGATACATCTGTAGCTGCAACTGGTACAGCAAAAGCTGGTTGTGTAATGAAAAAGTGTGTTGTAAGCCAAATAACATACAAAGTGGCAGTTGAAGGAAATGCAACAGAATCTATAACTCTTGTTGGAAATGAAAAGATTTGGTCAAACAGTTTAAATCCATCAGATGGAGAATGGTATATAAATAATTTTCCAGAAACAAATGTTCCAGACGATAAGCCAGATTTGACTATACAAAGAAGACAGCATGTTAATATTGGTGCTTCAAAAATACCAAATTGCATACCAGCAATATCATCATTCCAATCAATAACTGTTGGTGCAAATATAACTAGAGAAAAAATACTTGAGCTTGGAAGTAAAGTTCCATATTTTAGATATGCGAAATTTCCAGTAGAAGTAACAGCACAATTTGAGATTATAGCAAAAAAGGGCGATCAAATAGGCGTTGTTGAGGATACAAACAATCTTACAGATGAAGAAATAAAATTGGTTTTTTTAAATGGAACAACAATAGACCTTGGAAAAAAGAACAAGTTACAATCTGCAAACTATCAAGGTGGCGGTACAGACGGTGGTAATGCAACAATAACATATAGTTTTAAGACATTTAATGATTTTACGGTAACATAATGAATACTACTGAACAAAAACAAATCAAAACTTTGGAAGATTTTAATTTTGAATTGCAATTTCATTTTACATTACAATACGAAAGAATTAAAAAGCTTGAAGAAGCAATAAAAACTCATCAAGAAGAAATGGAAAATCATTGGTTATATGCTGGTATAGATAAAAGACAAGTTCCCGATTGGGATACCAATAAAAAACTATGGGATTGTTTATAAACATATGGATAGTGATGATTCATATACTATTGTGTTCACAAACGAAATGCTTAAGTCTATTGGTATAGACACAGATCAAAATGATATTGATGTAAAAATAGTTGTTGAAAATGGAACTATTAAAGTATTGAGAAAAGAAGATGTTGGTTGATAACTACATTTGTGCATTTTTTCAATATATATGTTATACAATATTGTATTTGCTTATAATAAAATTAATGAAAGAAATATTAAATGAGGATTCTGATAAATTTTTTTGAGTGTTGAACGAATAACAATATGTGTAAGGAATACATAACCCAAGGAGAAAAGATATGATGATTTACAATTGGCTTTTTGGCAAGGAAAAAAAGAATTGTGGAGGTTGCAAATTAAAGCAACAAGATAAATCAATAGCAGAATTTGTTTCTGAGCTTAACTTATTAAAAGCTAAATTTAATGATTTAGAGTTAGATTATATTGAGTTAGAAAACATTAATGCTTCTTTAAGTTCTGATAATGAGGAACTAAAAACTAAAAACAACGAACTAATATCTATGCTATTAAAAGTATCTGATATAGCAAGAGTTGGTGTTGAATGTAATAAAAAAGGATATTAACTGAAATTATAAGGTGTCTGGACCAATGACGGTGGGAAAGGTCTTACTAGTTGTGTTGACTAGAGACACCTTGTAATAAACTTAGGGGGAATTAATATGGAAATTGGAAGTTTGGTTTTTGCTAGAAAATTGAATGAAGCTTTTACTATTTATACCGATTCTGGTAATATAGAGGTTACCATTAAAGAAATAAATACATATTCAAATCAAGTTAGATTGCGTATTAAAGCACCAAAAAACATTAAAATCATGCGAGATAATGCAGTTGATTTAAAACCAAAAGATATATTGTTCACACCAACAATTCCAAGATCGGAGAAAAGATGAACAGAAGACATTTTATAAAACATACGGCTGGTATTTCTGCACTTTCTTTTGTGGGCAAAGTTAAAGCACAAGAAGAAACACTTAAAAAGTCTGGAAAAAAACTTATTGTGTTGTGGATGGGCGGTGGTCCTAGTCATATGGATCTTTGGGATTTAAAACAGGGGCAAGCAAATGGTGGTGAATTTAAACAAATACTCACTTCAGCAAATGGAGTTAGCATTAGTGAAGTTCTTCCAACAATCGCTTCTCAGTTTCACAATTTAGTTGCTGTTCGATCTCTTGTGACCAACGAAGGAAGTCATGAGAGAGGAACCGTTTTAATGAATACTGGGCATCAACCAAGCGTTGTTGTGCAGTATCCATCCATTGGATCGGTAACATCTTCTCTTTTAACATCAAAAGAACTACCACTGCCAGGATTTATTGGTATTGGAAATTCAGCACAAAGAATTGGGCCAGGATTTTTAGGAACAAACCTAGCACCATTTACAGTACAAAATGCTGGAACTCCACCAGAAAACATTAAAGCACCAAAGGAAATAGATGATGAAGAAAGACTTAGGAGAAGACAAAGACTGTTTTATACATTGGAAGACGATTTTTCGGAAAGAATTGCACCTCATATTAAAAATAGTGTGGCTAGAGAAGCTATGGGCAATCATGCTCAATCTCATTCTAATATCTATGGCAAAGCCTTTGATCTTACACTATCTCCGTTAAAAACAATATTTGAACTAAAAGACGAAAATCCTAAAACGATTGAGTCTTATGGTGGTAGAGGAAATAACTTTGGAATGGGTTGTCTTCTTGCTAGAAAGTTAATTTCTAAAGGAGTTAGCTGTGTACAAATCGATTTGGGTGGATGGGATAATCATAGCAATATCTTTAGTGCTATTAGGAATGGGAATGGGAATCGTCTTGATATGGGCATGGGATATTTGGTCAAGGACTTGGTAGATATGGGTATGTGGAAAGATACTGTAGTTATGTGGATGGGAGAGTTTGGTCGTACACCCAAGATTAATCAAAATGGTGGGCGTGATCATTGGGCCAGATGTTGGTCTGTGGTTCTTGGTGGTGGTACTATCCAAGGTGGACAGGTTTATGGTTCTACAACCGCTGATGGTATGGATATTAAAGACAAACCTTGCAGTATTTCAGATGTTTATGCTACAGTATACAAAGCTTTGGGTTTAGACCCAATGTTCCAAATTAGGGATAATTTAGGGCGACCAATACCTATATCAGAAGGAAAGGCTTTAGATATATTTTGATTAATTACTCTTTATGTTTATTTGGTCAATTTGAAAATTCTGTTGAAGAATCTACAAATAGTTTGCGTAGGTATTCAACAGGATTACTTGAGCATTTTTTAAAATTAAACCATGTTGATTTAAAAGTTGTTCAATTTGATTGGAAAACAGAGCACAATCCAGAAAAAACTTTTGAAAAAATTCCAAAGTGCGATTTTTTATTAACAACTCTATACACATTAAATGTTTTAAATAATCATCATTTAGCAAAAGAAAAAGTTAATTATAAAACCTCAACATTTTTAGAAAATAAAAGTTTGTGGGATTATTCATTTGGAAATCTAAGGGAAAGTTCTCCAGATTGCTATATCCCATACCCTTGTTCAAAAAAATTTTTTAAATATAAAGAAAAAATACCAAAAACAATTCTTTTAGATGACCATAATCCAGAAATAGGTTTTGGAAAAGACATATCTGTAGAAATAACAGATTGGTTAACTGAACTTGTAGAACAAGGTTATAAACTTTATCAGCTAACAAAAAAAAATGATGTGCCAAATTCAAAAATTATAGAACCAATATTTAAATGTAATTATAAAGAGTACATGGAAAAAACATCTCAAATTGAATCGTTTATAATGACTCATCCCGGAGCTTATGAGAATTCTGTAATAGATATGGTTCCAAGAGGAATAAGAGTATTAGTTCCCATAGATCAGGGAACATTTAAAAGATATGATAAGACAGAAGGTTTTATTCCAATGGAAATAATCAAAGATTTTGAATTAGGCACATTTAAAAATAAAGAACAATTAATAAATTTAATTAAAAAACCAATTGACAATTCAAATGTTGAAAAGCATATATCTATGATGACAGATATAGAAGAAGTTGTTTTAACAATAGACAAAGTTTTTCAAGATATAGTAAAAAAAATAGCAAAACATATTGATTATAAAATTTTTTTTGATAACCTAAATCTTTAACAGGAAGAACGAATGTGTTAGTATCTAACATATTGTTTTGTTAGAAAGTTTAAAACCTTTAAGGAGGAAGATTTATGTTTGATTTATTGTTGGCAACATCGATTGCCTTTGGTTCTGAATCTGTTAATGCTATTGGACTTCGTTCTAAGTCCAGTTGTTCTGGTGGCGTTTGTTCATCTTCTGCACCTATTGCAGTTGAATCTAATAAAAAACCAGAAACAAAGGTTGTTGTTGATTTGCAAAAACAATCTAAATTTAAAAGCATTATTCGTGGAAAGAAATGTAAGTAAAAATAAATGTAAAAGGGGGGCTTTTGCCCCCTTTTTATATTAAAATGGACAGTAAAAATGAAAAAAGAACTAATAAATAGCTGGCAACCTAGCAATAAAAAAAAAATAGATTTAAGCAATTTAAATATTGATGGTTATAAAATAAATAATAGCAATGCAACTTTTTTAGGCAAACGATATGAAAAAATTTTTAAACCATTAACAGGACTTTCTTTATATAATATCCTGACAAATGAAGAAGTGTTAAAATCATCAGAAGTTTTAAAATCACACATTAAAAAAATTAAAGAAAATAATTCAAGTTTAAAAGATTTTGAAATTTGTGATCTTGAAAATTTTCAAAGAATGTTAGAAATTTATGGCAATAATGGATTTTGCTTATATTCTTGGTACTAATATGTATAACGCATATATTCAATATATTAACAACAACATGGAAATTTCTAAAAAACATGTTGGAAAAATAGAAAATTCTGAAGATATAGCCACAAAAGTTATTCAAGACATATATATGTTAGAATATATGTATATGCCAATGGCAATTTTAATAGTTGAAGAAGATGGAAAAATAATATTAAAGTATTCAATAGAAAAAATTAATGAAAAGTTTTTTCTTGTTTCGAGGTAAAAATGAACATTGATTCCTTAGTAGAAAGATTAAATAAAAAAATAAAAGATAGCATTACATTTAGAAAAACAGATGAAAAGATATTATTGATTTATTATAAAAACGAATCATATAAAAGATTTTTAACAAATCAAATTTTACAATTCTGCAATGAAAACAAATTAGAAATATTTAATGTATCTCCATATAAATATGATATTGTTAATTCATGTCACTTATATAAAGAGAGTGATTTTTATTTAAATATGTTTTATGAAATAAAGATAAGTAAAAAAGCAGAGTATAATAATGTTGTTATTTTTAAGGATATTGATTCTTTTATTTCTGATGACAAAACAATTGGTTTAGTAGAATACATAAATGATTTTAAAAGATCTATCAATGATAATACAAAATTTATAATTGTTATGACAAATAAACGACAAATAATGAAACCGTTTTGTAAAAGCGATCCAAGTTTTTTGGGCATTGATTTTTATGGTTGTTTAACAGAAGCAGCATTTTTTGATGTTTCTAAAAAAACTCCAGAAGAATCTTTAAAAGAATTAACTCAAGATGAAAATAAATTAGGAGAAATAAATGAGGATTGATGTTTTGTCAAGAATGAGTTTTAAATCTGGAACACTAATCTTAATTCAAATTGAAGACTTGAAAAGATTAATAGATAAAAAAATCAACAAGAAGATAGATGAATATGAAATAATATGTGATGTAGTTGAAAATGGTGGTGAAATGGTTAGCATGGACCCATACGAAAATGTTTCCATAGGAAAAATGTACACTCTTGATGAAGACGGTGGAAATTCTACAATTTTAAGGGTTGGACCAGTTATAAACAAATCAAAAAGACTTTTAGATACTGGTGAAAAAACAGCACAAGAATACTGCATATACAAAAAAAACAAGGAAAACATAGACATGAGCGAAATAGGAGATTTTTTTATGAAAGAATTAGAGAACTATAAAAGGGAGATGCTTTAAGGTGAAAACTGATAAAATAACAACTAGAATTGAAAATGGTAATAGTTTAGCAGATAAAGTTGCTAAATATTTAAACTTTAGATTTAAGTACGAATTTGAAAAAGCTTCTATTGAAGAAGATAAAAAGTTAATGATTGATTATAAGTGCAAAAAGACTAATAAAACTGCACAAATGAAGTGTCGTGAAAATAAATCTGACATTATTTATGAGGCAAAAAGATTTTATTCTACTGATGGTTCATCTTATGAAGAAGCAAATGGTAGAGATGTTCGAACTGAAGCAACATTGTATGTGTGTTTGTCCGCAGACAAGCGTAAAATCATAGTTGCAGAAACAGAAGCAATTAAAAAAATAGTTCAAAAAGAAATTCAAAAATTAGAAATAACACTTAATCAAGTTAAACAATACGAAGAAGAATGTCAGAACAACAGAAACAAAACAAAAAAACTTTTATCTAATAAATCTAGAATTGAAGTATGGTTTAAAGTTGACGAGGGAGTAGATTCAAGGCATTATAGTAAATTGCTTGTTTTTATACCTTATTCTGCTATATTTGAATCTGTGGTAATTGATTTAAAAAGTCACGAAAACATTGAAGATGAAAGGACTTGGAAAAATGGATAATGAAATCATATTTAATCAAAGAATACCTAGTTTGCTTGTTGTTGACAACTTTTATAAAGATCCAGATTGGATAGTTGAAAAAACAAAAGATTTTGATTTTAAAGAAGAAAACAAATTCTACAAAGGAAAAAGAACAACAGGTTGTTTGTTTCCTTATGTAAAAGAAGAATTTGAAAAGTTGTTGCAAGTAGAAATAGTAGATTGGTTAAATCAACCAATGAATGGTGTTTTTCAAATAACATCTGGAAATGACCCATTAGTATGGCATAGTGATTCACAAGACTATGCAGCAGCAGTATACTTAACTAAAGATGGCCCAACAAATGCTGGAACATCATTTTGGAAAGATAAAAAATATGGCTGTAGAAGACCACCAAGTCATCCATTGGAAAATAGAGAAGACATAAATGAATCAGACATATACACACAGCATAGCTTATTAAATGAAGATAGTTGGGAGTTAGTAGACAGAGTTGGGTCTGTATATAACAGACTAGTTCTTTGGGATGGAAAAATGATTCACTCAGCCACAATGTACGGTGAGTTTTCTAGGTTAGTTCAACTATTCTTTTTTAATGTGAAAAAATAAATGCCATACTTTTCTATAGTTACGCCAACGCACAATACTCAATTCCTTGCTAGACTTTCTCGCTCTATAGCAAGGCAAACATTTAAAGATTTTGAATGGGTAATTGTTCCTAATGGAAATGCCAATATTGATGTTGAGTCTTTGGATTTTAAACCAAGGATTGTAGTATCAAAAAATCCTGATTCAAAATTAATTGGACTCTTCAAAAAAGAAGGGTCTATGGGATCAAATGGCATTGTGGTAGTTGAAGTTGATCATGATGATGAATTAACAGAAGATTGTTTGCAGGAATTATATAACGCATTTAATTCAGATCAAACAATTGATTTTGCATATTCAAATTGTGCAGAAATAGACCCTGATGGAAAGCCATTTGTTTACTCTGATTATTATGGTTGGAGAAATAGACCATTTAAATATCATGGCAAAGATCTTTTAGAACTAATATCATTTGATTCAACTCCAGCATCATTCTCTAAAATTTGGTTTGCCCCAAATCATGTTCGTGCTTGGAAAAAATCGTTTTACGAAAAGATTGGTGGACATGATGAAACAATGGAAGTTTTAGATGATCATGACATACTTTGCAGGACATACATACAAGGAAATGTTAAACATATAGATAAGTGCTTGTATATTTACTATAAGCATAAAAACAATACTTGTTACGGTGAAAAGAATGCTTTCATTCAAGAAGAGACATTAAACATTCATGATAGATATATCTACGCATTAGCTGAGAAATGGTGTGATCTTAATGGTTTGCTTAAGATAGACCTTTGTGGAGGTTTTAATCCTCCAAAGGGGTACAAGTCAGTAGACATGCATAACGCAGAAATTATACATGATTTAAACGATCCTTGGCCTTTTAAAGATGGTGAAGTGGGATTGATAAGAGCACATGATGCACTTGAGCATTTAAAAGACCCAATTCATGTGATGAAAGAAGCTTATAGATGCCTATGCCCAATGGGTTGGTTTTTAACTCAGACTCCATCTACAGATGGTAGAGGTGCTTTTCAAGATCCAACACATATATCATTTTGGAATAGCAATAGTTTCTGGTATTACACAAAAAGAGATCAGGCTAAATACATTGGAACACCAGTAAGATTTCAAGCAAATAGAATTAAAAACTTTTATCCAACCGAATGGCATAAGACACACAATATTCTTTATGTAAAAGCTGACATATTAAAAGTTCCAGATGAAGCATTAAAAATGAGAGTTCCTGGTGAAGTATCAATATGAATCACATATATCAACTCCCACAGTTTGGAGAAGATTGGTTTAATTATAAAGACTTTTATAAGTCAATGGTTAAAAAGTTTCCTTATGGAAGCAAATTTATTGAAATTGGATCGTGGAAAGGAAAAAGTTCAGCTTATCTTGCTGTAGAAATTATAAACTCTAAAAAAAACATAACATTAGATTGTATAGATACATGGAAAGGAAGTTCTGAACATGTAGCATATGAAAATATAATATCAGATGATTTATACGAATTATTTATTAAAAATATATCTTCTTTGTTAAGTGTAATTAATCCAGTTAGATTAGATTCTATATCTGCATCAAAAAACTATGAAGATAAAACAATAGACTTTATATTTATAGATGGTAGTCATGATTATGAAAATGTAAAGGCAGATATAAATGCATGGTTGCCAAAAGTTAAATTTGGTGGAATTATATCTGGTCATGATTATGGTTCTTGGAAAACTGTAACAAAAGCAGTTGATGAGTTTTTTGAAGATAAAAAAGTTTTAATTATTGGCGACTGTTGGATTTATGAAAACAATTAAATATTGGAAAAAATAATATGATACATAATGTATTTATTGGAACTGGTGAATTGATTGATAAAATAACAATTTTAAAAATAAAGTGTTCCGTAATAAACAATGAAAATAATATTAATCAATTAGAAAGTCTTTTAACTATTTATAATCAAATGCCAGAAAATTTAAGAATTAAAATTATTGAATTTGAAGAAGAATTATTTTATATAAATAAAGTAATATGGAAATATGAAAATATAGTAAGGTCAAAAGTTAATGATGAAGAAATTTTAAAATCTGCAAAATCTATATTTGAATATAATGATAAAAGAAACAAATTAAAAAAAACAATAGATGAAGAAACAATTAGTGGATTTTTTGATGAAAAAAAACATGAAATAAATTAATTATTCCAATTTTCTTTAATTCTATTGTAAACCTTTTCTCTAAAATCAACATGATCTGCAATAGCATTACATGCAGCCAAATGAAATCCAAAAGAATCATTGTTTGTTTTTGACCAATGTTGTTCAACTGAAAATTTACAAGCAGTATCGATATCTGCATATTTAAAACCAAAATTTAACATTTGTTTATATATTGTACAACACAAGAAAACATCTTCAGCATGATCACAATATGAATCGCCAATAATTTCTGATGCTTTATCCATAAATGCTTTTGACCTTAAACAAAAACCACCATTGCCAACATGATTTGAACCTTTTGGAGATTGAGGCCAAGAAGCACCAATATAGTCATATTTTAAAAAATCATTTGTCCACTTTTCTGGCTTATAAATTAAACCATCATGTTGAACAATTAGTGCAAATTTTGTTTCTATGTGTTTTGAAAATTCTTTAATCATAAAATTGTCATATTCTCTAGCAGACGATATTTTATTTATGTTTACATAATTGATGCCATATTCTTTTAATTTGTAATGTTTTATGTCTGAAAAATAAATTGCTTTATTAAAAGTTATTCCGCAATTTGAAAAACAATGAATTATTGATTTTGCAGCATTGTCGTAATTCTTGCAATCTACTACACAAATTGTTATATCATTTAAATTGTTCAAAATGCTCCAATCAATTAAATAATTTGACAGATGCACGAATAGTAATATATTACAATTTTAAAGGAGTTAATCAAGATGAAAGCTATAATAAAAGATTTTGTTGGAAATTATTTTTGTAGAGAACCAGAAGTTGGATTAACAAAAGTAAAAAGTAATGCATATATTTTTGATTGTTACAATGAAGAACATTCAAAATTAATATTAGAAAAAACAAAAATGTTTATATCTAATGATGATTTAACCTTAGAGTTTGTAGAAATGACAGAAATAAATTTAAATTTTTAAAGGAAAAAAATGAACATATTTGTATTAGATAAAAATCCAAAACAAGCTGCTGAATGGCATATGGATAAACACATAGTTAAAATGCCTTTGGAAACAGCACAAATTTTATGTACCATTCTTAATGGTCATAGTGTTATGACACCTTATAAGTCAGCATATGTTAATCATCCTTGCACAATTTGGGCAGGGAAAAGTATGGGTAATTTTATTTGGTTGTGCGAATTAGGCATATATCTTTGTGATGAGTATTCTTATAGATATGAAAAAGAACACAAATGTAAAAAAATTATAGAGGAATGTTTGACATTTGCATGTAAGATACCAAATCTTGAGATGACAGAATTTGTTCAAGCTATGCCAGAAGAAATAAAATCAAAAAATCCAATAGAATCATATAAAATGTATTATATAAAATTTAAATCCCATATAGCAAAATGGAAAAAAAGAGAAGTCCCAAATTGGTACAATGTGATACTATGAAAATTAAAAAGAATAGACAAAAAAAAGCAAGAAGAATAATGATATTGGCATCTATTAGAATGTCAAAAAGCATTGGTGTAAAATTTAATAGAGTTTGTATGGAAGATATACGAGATGTTTATATAAACATGTTTGGTGTTGATAGTTTAATTAAAAGATTTGATATAGCAAGCATTGTTGTTTAAATATTTATTTTTCTTTTATCTATAATAAATAGTATGTCATCATTCCTATTTTTTATTTTTCTAAGGTCGTGAATATAAATATTTTTAATTAAATCTTGATGAACATGTTTAATCAAAGTATCAATCCAAGAAATGTTTTGAACATCTTCTATTACAATAATTCCGTTTTCATTTAATTTACTTTGATATCCATCTAAAAATGAAATCATACTTTTTAAAGTGTGAGGACCATCATCAATAATTAAATCAAAGTTGTTTTCTGGAATAGAATCTATAAATTTTTTACTGTAAGCATCTTCATGTATTATTTTTAATCTTTCTTTTTCTTTAAAAATGTCGTTTTTATCTTCTATATCTATTCCGTAAATTTCAGCGTTTAAAAAATATTCTTTCCATAACAATATGCTTCCACCATGATCAATTCCTATTTCTAAAATATTTTTAGAAGACGATTGTATTTCAGAGAATAGTTCTGAATAAACATGATCAATGTAAGAATGTACTGTATTTTTATCAGTATAAAAATGTTTTGAACTATAAGTTTCAGATAATGTTTTCATTGTTTTTAACCTTTTGGAGATTTTGTTTTTATACCAACTTTATTGTATTCACTACGCATTTTTGGATTATCATCTATAGCAAAAAGTATTTTTTCTTTAATACTTTCAGCGTGTTTTTTTTTAGATTCATTTTGATCTTTTGGATTACCGCCAATGTTATTCATCATTAAACGATTGTATTTGACTCCAGCTTTTTTAAGAGCTTCTACTGTGTCTTTCCTATCCTTTTCTGGTCTTCCTGTTATTATGTAGATTTTATTTTGTTTTGATAACTTATTAACATAATCAACCATTTTTTTAATTGGATATATGCCATTACGCAAAATTGTATTATCTATGTCTACTATAACTACTGAACATTTTGTTAAAAATATTTGTATTTGTTCATAAATATTAAACATTAAATATTCCTGTGTTAAATTACCAATCAAGTTTTTCATAAAAAAAATTAGATAAACTATTATCTATGTTATAATAAAAACACCTTTTATTAATCCATTCTTTTAATTTATTCTTATTTTTTTCTAAAATTGCATCTTTTCTTAATTCATCAAGTTTTTTATCCGTGTCATTGTGATTTCTTTTATCTTTATAATGAAAAGAAAAAACTTTAAAGTTTTTTATTTTTATGTAAGAGCTAAAGAATCTTTCATGTATAAATGGAAAAAGATTTAAAGAATAATCTTTAGGATATTTAAATGAAGAATTGTGTATGTTTTTAATATCTTCATCTAATTCATCAAGTGCTTCAAAATAATTTGAAAAAATTTCATTATAACCATCCCAAAATTTTTTATTTGCAATAAAGTAACAACAATAAAACATTTCATCAGTGTTCATTGGTTCATAAAGATGTTTTAACTCTATTTTCAATAATGGAAAAAATTTTTCTAAAAATTTAATTGATTTTGAGTTTTGAGAATACAAGTTTTCCCAAACATTGTAATAACAAGCTGAAACATTGTAGAATGGGTTAAAAAAATATATATCATAACCATTATTTTCTTTTATTTTATTTATAATTTCTATTCCAGGAATGTTCATTTTTGATTTATAATTAACACTAAAACAACCCCAAAAATTTAAATTTTCTTCAATAGCTTTTTCATAACATATTTTATTTATGTAGTACTCTCTTAATTCTGGTATTAAATTTTCTGTATTGTCTAATTTTTCAAAAGATTTATCTAAAATACTTTCTTGATATTTTTTATAAAAACATTGATAAATTTTCATTTTAACTCAAAGTAAGTAAATACTTTAATTGAGAAAAAGAACTAAGCATTTCATCTCTTGTATTTAATAAATTTGTTTGCGTGATTGGATTTACATTTTTAGGTATTTCTACAATAAGAAAATTTTCTGCTTTAGCAATAAATGAAACAATTTCTTCTGAAGTGTTATTGGATACAGAATATGAAGAAAATTGACCATGTGGCATTAAACCATGTTCACCTTGCCATTGTTCAATAAAATCATCAATGCTTTCAGATAAATCGTCATAAGCTTCACCAAATGATTTGTGTTGAGCAAAAGATTTGGTGTTCCAATGAAAAACTTTAAGTTGCGAAAGCAAAAATAAGAAATCTGACTGCGTAATAGTAGCATCTGTTGCTACTTCAGCAGCTTTTGAAAAATAATTGTGAACATGTTTTGTAAAATTCGAATTTTTCATATAATATCTCCTTAATACAATATACACCAAAAAAAATATTAACTTTTTTAATTGTGTATTCCTATAATTTTTTCAAAAAAACCAATTTTTAAATTATTTTTTAAACAATGTTTTTCAGCTTCTTTTATAAAATAAAAATCGGAATCATATAATGTTCCCCATATTATTTTTTTTGCAATATCTGTTTTAATCATAGCATTTAATGTGTCTATCTCTGCAAGATTAATTTCATTTTTTTTTGGTATGATGCCAGATTTATTGTGCATTATTTTACATATTAACATTGCATATTTATTTTCTATTATTTCATTGTTTGAAAAAGATAAGTAATCTTTTTTAATAGTGTTATCGTCATCAAGCCATATCGTGTAATCTCCATTGCATTTTAAAATCATGGCATTTCTTTGAAAACTTCCATAATTTTTAACTTTTATTTTTTCTATATGATTATAAATAAAACGATTGTCATTAATATTTAATACGCATTTTTCATCTTCTTCACTATATCCATCAGAACAAATTAATACTTCATAGTTATTATAATTTTGATTTAAAACACTAATAATTGCACGATTAAGTAAATCAACTCTTTTGTATGTTGGAATTATTATTGAAAACTTTATCATTTTAAAACCTTTAAAAATTGATTATTATCAAATAATTGCCTATATGTATAAAACACCGTTTTTATCATATTGGAGTTCTATGAAATATCTTTATGAAATATGGATACGAATAGAAGAAAAAAATAAAAAAAATAAAGCTTGTATAGATAAAAATGGAAGCTGTTGTATTGCACTATGTGCTTCATCAAATAAAGAAGCATTTTTTCTTTTGCAAGAAGTGCTTTTAAGTTGTGATAAAAGGCCAATAGGAAATAAAAAGAAAATAAAGCACTTTAGGTTGAAAGGCAGTTGTTCTAAGTATATATTTCTTCTATGTAAGGAAAATGTTGAAAGTTATAAAAGAGCATGTGATTAAAAGCAACTGCGTTAACAATTCAAGCATACGGTTCTTCCGCAGTTTTTATACCGAAATGAATCACATCACCAGGGGATAACCCCAAGGATTGCCAGAGAGTAGCCAAACTCTCAACAGGGTGGCACGAAATAGTTTAGAAAGATTATTATACTAGAATTTGAGTGACCACTTCTCATACTAGACCTGATACTTTACAAGTACCTTCTTTCTAATGTCCTGTTTGGTCAAAATTTTATAACAAACTGCTTGTTCTAGGAACTTGCTGGTAGTAGTACTATCAGGGAGAAGAAGTGGCTTATTGCCTATAAGTAATCTGCTGTTATATCGGAAAAAAACCAAACAACAGTTTTTTCAATAAATCCTTTAGAATTAAAATCATTTACATTTTTACCAATAATTGATAGCAATGAAATAAATTCAGATTCTGATATAATACCATTTAAATAAGATTTTCTTGTTATTTTTAACAGTAAATCAAAAGTTTCATTTGAACAAATGTCGTTTTTTGATATAGAATTAAGTATTGTTATTGAGTTTGAAAGTTTTTTTGTTAACTTTTTACAAGCATAGTCTATTCTGTTTTTCAAAATTATTTTCCTTGAGGTTTATAATGGCTAAAAAGAAAAAACAAATTTCAAGTGAAATAAAACTTCTTTTAAAAAAGAACTTAAGATCTATAGTAGAAATAGAAAAGAAAAATTGCACTATAGAAGATCCAGATTTTGGCGAAATGGTTTCAAAAAAAGCTTGGAATTCATCTAATTTTATTGATTTTGTTAAAAAAAAGAACACATATAGCTACACAATAAGCGAAGGTTCATTAATTGTTGGATTTTTGCTTTTTGAAGTTAAAGAAAATGAATTATTGATTGAAAGAATATGTGTAGACAAAGATTTTAGAAGATCAGGATTTGGAAAAGAATTTTTAGATTTTATAAACATTAAAAAATATAGAAATAAAATTATTTTTTATTGTAAAGAAAACGATGTTGCCACTATTAAATTTTTTAAAAAAAATGACTTTACAGCTAATTTAGAAAAAAATTATTTTGGAATTGATGATGATGCTATTAAGTTTACAAAGGAGATTTTTTATGAAGAAAACAAAAGGTAAAATACTTGTAAACTGTTTAGGTTGGTGTAATAAACAATTTTTAAGTTATGATCCAGCAACAAATAGGGTTTGTAAAAAATGCAAAGAAAAAATAAACAATAAAAAAAATGAAATGGGAAAAAATTATTTTTCTGAAAAAAGAGTAGAGGAAAATGAATAAACCAAAAGTTGCACTTATAACACCATCATTAAGCATGGGTGGTGCTGAAAGATGGATAGTTACACTTGCAAAATTTTTTAATAGATTAGATCCTTATTTAATTTTAAATTTAAGTGGTTACAGTGATTCAATTTTGCTTGAAGATATTCCAAAAACAACAAAAGTTTTATCAAATTTTTATTCAAATGAAAGAAGCATTATAAACGCTTTAAGTGATGCAGATGCAGTTGTTTCTTGGTGTTTTAATTTAAATATTAGTTTAAAAAATGAATTAAATTGTCCAACAATAGATGTTTCACATAGTGATCCATCATGGAAAAATCATTCATTATTAATAAAAGAATCGTGTAAAAAATCAAAATATCATGTTGGAGTAAGTAAAGTAGCTGCATCAGCATTTAAAGAAAATAATTCGACTGTAATATACAATGGTATAGATACAGAAAGACTTAATCAATTTAAAGGAAGAATCAAACAAAGAGAAGAATGGGGTTGTGAAAATAAAAAAGTTGTTATTTTTTTAAGTAGATTATCAGAAGAAAAAAATCCAAAAATTATTTTAGAATGCTCAGAACTTTTTGATGAAAGCTGGAAGTTTTTATTTGTTAATATTGGTTTATTAAAAAAAGAATTTAACACAATAAATAAACCCAATATAAAAATTATTGAAAAAACTAAAAATATTGGAGATTATTATTCTGGTGCAGATGTAGTTGTTCTTCCTTCAGATATAGAAGGTATGCCATTAGTTTTATTGGAATCTTGGTTTTGTGGTATTCCTGTTGTAACAACTAATTATAATTCTTATTTAGAATTAACTAACACTCATGGAGAATTAGCGTTATCAACAAATATAAGACCAACAGCAATTGAATTTGCAAATAAAATACAACAAGCTTTTTATGAAGGAAGAAATTCTAATAAAGTTGTTTTAGCAAAAAAAATTGTTGAAAATAATTACACATATCAAACAATGATTAAAAATTGGGAAGATTATATATTTTTAAAAATAAAAGAACATAATGAGAACATTAATGCTTAAGTATTTTTTTGGTTTTTTTGGTTCTGATCGTTCTGGTAAATGGTGGACTGTTCGTTGCGAACACATTAAAGATAATCCATCGTGTATAGGTTGTGGTACAAAAAAAGATGTTCAAGTTCATCATATAATACCAGTTAGTGTTGATGCATCTAAAGAGTTATGTAGAAACAACCTATGTACTCTTTGCAAATATTGTCATTTTGTTTTTGGGCATTTGCACAATTATAAAAATTACAATCCAGAAGTAATTAGGGATTGCCAAGAGCATTACAAAAGAGTAAAACAATTTAGAGTTAAGACTTTTCAAAGACCTATTTCTTTATGGAGGACTATTATGGCTAAGTTTTTTGGTTCTATTGCTTTGGTTTTTTTAGGTTTTTCAATTTATGTTAGTCATATGTATGTGGTAGAGACTAATAAAAATATAACAGTTAAAGAACTTTTTTATGCTGAAAACAGGCTCTTAAAGGATGAGATTTATGCAGAGAGAAACAAACCAACTTATGAAAATGGCTATAGAGATGCTATTTTAAGGGCTGGTTCACCAACTGGCTCTGGCTCATACCGTGATGGTTGGGAGGCTTGTGCGAAGCTTTATGCTGATGGTTCATGGACAAGCGGTTATCATACAGCACTAGAACAATTTGGTTGGAAGAATGAATCAACAGCATTCAAAAATTCAAACCCTCAAGCTGTTTCTATGAAATAATCTTTACTATTTTACCCTCATACTGTGTATTAGTATGGGGGTAATTATGAAAAAAAAATCGCACAACAGTAAGGCTTTTGGTGAAATTTCTGGAAAATATTGGTCTTCTTTAATAAAAAACGCAAAAAAAAGAAGTATAAAAGTAACTGCAACAATAGAAGAAGCTTGGGAAATATTTTTAAAACAGAATAGAAGATGTTTTTATACTGGTTTAAAAATAACTCATAAAAAGTATTTGAAAAGAATTAATAATAAAGACATATATTCTTTAGGAACGGCATCGTTAGACAGAAAAAATAGTGGCCTTAGTTACACTAAACAAAATATACAGTGGGTTCATAAAGATGTTAATTATATGAAAATGAGTTTAAACGAAAAGTATTTTATAAAACTTTGCAAGCTTATATCTAGGAGATTCTAATGCCTTTAAAAAATTGTTCTGAAAATGGTAAAGATGGTTGGAAATGGGGCGATCAAGGTAAGTGTTATCTTGGAAAAAATGCTAAAAAACAAGCCATTAGACAAGGAATATCTATTGAAGGTCCAGAAAAATTTGCTAAATTAATGAAATCTCAATCGCATGAAGATCTTTATATGCAGCTTTCAAATGATGAAAAAGAATTAGCCAATTCACTTATTTCATTATCGCAAAAGGTTGGTCCGCTTGATAAAGCCGATGGCATTTGGATTGGTTATGAAAATGCAGAGAATAATTCTGTAAAAAACATTGGTGTAAAGTGTGGCAATTGTGCATTGCACAAATCAGAAAATGCATGTGCAATTATTGATCAACAAATAGAAATGGATGGCGTTTGCAGATTTGCAGTAATACCAGATGGCTATGTTAATGCTATTCAAATAGAAAAGGACATAGAAGAATACTTTAATGAAAATAATAATAAATAGCCCTGTTTTAAAAACAAAGTGTAAAGAAGTAGATCTAAAAAAAGGAAAGACTATTGCCAAAAGAATGTGGCAATTTTTGAACCTTTACAATAAAAAGAACGAAGTAAAAGCTGTTGGTTTAGCAGCAAATCAATTTGGAATAGATGCTTCAGTTGCCATAGTTCTTAAAAATAATAAACCATTTATTTTAATAAATCCTAAAATAATAAACTTTTCTCAAATAAAAATTTGTAAAAAGGAAGGGTGTTTAAGTTTTCCAGATGAGCAACTTGATGTTTATAGGCATATGTGGATTGAAGTTGTATGTTTAAATCATCCTGATCTTATTTTCTTTGGAAGTAGACCAGAAGAAAGCAATGATAATTTTTTAGAAAGCTGTATTGCTCAACATGAAATAGCACACTTAAACGGTTTGACTTTTCATGATTTTCAATGGAATAATTCAATAACACCTAACGATTGGTAAAATGAAAAACCACTATACAAAAGTAAAAAACGCTGTAGATTTTAAAATATACAATGAGCTTGAGAGTTTTGTTTATAACTCTTTAGTTGAAGATGAGTTAACATCTGAAGAAAATTTGCGTTCTTTAATTGTTTCTCAGGTAAAAAGAGAACATGGTAGCCTTATTTATTCCAGTATAGAAATAGAAGATACTATAAAAAATCTAATTATTAGAAAAATTATTAAAGAAGCAATTGGTATAAAGTTGTCCAAGTTTATTTATAGTCAATAGTTAGGGGTATTTATACATGGGCTTTATCCTTTTTAAAGGAGGTATCCCATGCAAACTTATTTTGAAGTTTGGGCAACAGAGCCTAATGGCAAAACAAGAATAAAAATAGCAGAGTACGAAGAAATTTATTGGCAAAGAGCAGAAAAAAAAGCTTTATCATTAGAAATGCAAGGATATACTAAGATAGTTGTTTTTGAAAAGATGAGGACCACAAACAAATAAATTTTATTTGCATAAGGAGGATATTATGGACATAAATCTCAGTTGCCCAATAAATCAACTTGGTTATGGTGTTGTTGGTTTAAACATTTTTTTAAATTTACAAAAAAATCACAATGTGGCACTATGGCCGATTGGGCCAGTAGATTGCGAAGAATCGAAACATGATGCGTTAAGAGCATCTATTGAAAAAACAAAAACATTTAATTACACAGCACCAAGTTTAAAAATATGGCATCAGTTTGATATGGCATCTCATGTTGGAAACGGAAAAAAATTTGGTTTAACTTTTTTTGAAACAAATAAAATAAAAGAAAATGAAGTTCATCATTTAAAATTTTTAGAAAAAGTGTTTGTTACATCTTCTTGGGCAAAAGATGTTCTTATAAATTCTGGTTTGGAAAGTTCAAAAGTTATAGTTGTAAAACTTGGTGTAGATAAAATAGTATTTCCAGAATCTAAAATCGATGATAAAAAAACAACCAAAATAGTTTGTGTTGGTAAATGGGAGATAAGAAAAGGTCATGATCTTATTATAGATATTATAGAAAGAACCTTTGATAAAGATGATGATTTTAAACTTGTGATGTGCTGTTCTAATCCATTTTTATCAGATGAAGAACAAAATCACTGGATTTCTTTTTTTGAAAAAAGTAAGTATTTTGACAAAATAATTGTTTTAAAAGAAAGATTAAAATCTCAAACAGATGTTAACAGATTAATGCATGGTTCTGATGTTGGAATATTCCCATATCGTGCAGAAGCTTGGAATTTAGAACTTTCTGAAATGTTGTCTATGGGTAAACATTGCATTGCTACAAACTATTCTGGCCCAACAGAGTTTGCTAATGATGCTGGTGCAATTTTAATTAATCCAGAAGGCATGGAAAATGCTTATGATGGAAAATGGTTTGATGGTTCAGCAGAATGGGCTAAACTTGGAAAAAAATATGTGGAAGAATTTTCTTCTGCGTTAAGAAGTATTCATGAACAAAAACAAAAAGGCAACTTAAAAATAAACTCTAAAGGTATAAGTTATTTTAATGAAAACACTTGGGAAAAATCTTGTGAAACGATAGTGGGTGAATTATGAATTTGACAATATCATTTTTAATATGCAGAACAGACGAAGGTAAAGAACCATCAATTTTATTTTTAAAAAATGAAAATGGTAATTATGAATTGCCAAGTTTTCAAATGAAAGACGATGAGTATGATGTTGATGAATTTGTTGGCAGAACATTTAAATCAATCACTGGTGTTCAAGCTATAGATAAAAAAGGTTTCGGCTGGATTAATTTATTTTTGTCTGGAACCATAGTTTCAAATAAAAAATACAGTTTTGTTTATATGTGCAATCTTCCAAATATTGTAAACACAGAAGGTTATGAATCTATTAAAATGAGTTCTATTCTTGAATCAGAAAATTTTGAAGAAGATTACATATCTCAGGTTATTCACTGTTTTAACAACCTATATATTAGATAATATGAAAAATATAAAAATAATTTTTGATGTAAATTCAAGTGATGTTATAACAACTTTTGTATTTCCAGAAATAATAGACAAAGAAGAGAAATCTGTTTTATCTGAAAAAACAGCATCTTTTCTTTCTTCTTTGCAAACTGGAAATATGATGACATCAATAATACATGGTGTTGTTGAAGGTGGAATTATTTCTGACGATAAAAGTTTATCTGATTTAATAATTAAAAAAATGCTTTCTAATTTTTTAGTTACATCAGATGAAAAACCATTGGTTCTTCCAAGTGAAGCATTTGTTTTTAAGGAAAAATAATGACAATTGAAGCAAAGATAATTTCAGATTCTATATCTATTCATGATAAAAGAATAACTACTATGGTTATTAAATATCCAAGGTTTATACATTCTGAGTTTATGACACATAGAATTTTTTCCAGAAATGCCAGTAGTAGCCGAGCTATACCAGTTGATAAAATGATTGATGATATTAAAGAAGATATGGCAAAACCAAGCGTTTGGGCAAAAAATCAAAAGGGAATGTCATCTGGCGAAAGATTAGAACACAATAAAGAAGTAATGTGTAATCATGTTTGGGAAGAAGCAGCAGATTTTGTTATGAAAAAATGTGCATTATTAAAAGAACTTGGTGTTCACAAAAGTATAGCCAATAGAATATTAGAGCCATTTTCGCACATAACAACAATTGTTACTTCTACAGAATGGGATAACTTTTTTAAATTACGGATAAGTCCTGATGCACAACCAGAAATATGTGAATTAGCAACAAAAATGAAATTTGTATTAGATGAATCAATTCCTAAGATTAAAAACTTTGGTGATTGGCACATTCCATTTGGCGATGCTTATGTAGATGACGGTATACCAATAGAAAAAATGCTTAAAATAAGCGTGGCTCGTTGTGCTAGAGTTAGCTATCTTAATTTTGAAGGCAAAATAGACAATGAAAAAGATTATGATCTTCACGATAGACTTATGAATGAAGGTCATTGGAGTCCTTTTGAACATTGTGCTACTCCTACATCATCTGATATTTACAGTGGAAACTTTTTAGGTTGGTTACAATATAGAAAATTTGCGGATAGAAAGAATGATTAAAAAAATACAATGGTTAAAATGGGAAGATCCACTTACACCAAATAAAGAAGACATTGACCTTGAAACAAAATCTCACAAAGACAGTTTTAAAGAATTTGATGATTCTGAAGAAAGACATGTTAGATTAGTTGTCGGTCCTTATGGTCTTTTACCATTAAATGAAAATGCTGTAACAGCAAAACTTTATAAGCTTTGGGTTGGTCATTGTAATTTTGAAATAACTGATACGGTTAAAGAAAAAATAGAATCTGTTGCTGGAGTAGAAGTTTTACGAATATGGACAAGATATAGATTTTGGTTAGGTGTAGCAAATCTTTTTGATGACTCAGATGTTCAAAGTAATATTGAAAATCTTTTAACTGAAGAAAAAGAATTAAAGAATAAAAATATTGCACTTAAAGCTTTGATAAAAGTTTTAAAAAATAAATATAAATTTTGGGCAGTTTTTTTAGAAAAGAATGGCGAATTAAAAACTGTTGGCAGTGAAAATATTGAAGATGTAAAAAAAGAAACAGAATTGAATAAAAATTTAAACATATTAGCTTGCAGTTGGAAAAATGATTGATATATTATATTTATCCATTACTCAAAAGGAGATTTCGCTATGTCTGATGTTGTAAAAAGTTTTAATCCTGATCAAGTTGCAAAGTCTGTAGCTATTATTGTGTCTACCTTAAAGTGGGTTTCCACAATTATTCCTGGCGATGCAGATGATAAAGTAGTTGCTCAAATTGTTAAAATTGCTGAAGAACCTTGGTTTGTTACCGCTTTGACTTTTTTGATCAATAAATTTGAAGGCGATATTAGTAAAATAAAAGCTGAAGATTTTATCCTCGCTGCTAGAACTGCTCAAGGCAAATATTAATATTGATTTTTTGTATAAACCATATAGGAAATAAACATGTTTAATAAATCATTGCTTTTTTTATTAGTTTTTTGCAATTTTACTTTTGCAGAAAATTTTGTAATTCCAGAACAAAAAATTGTTGGAGCAGAGGTTCCTATTCCATTGGGTGAGCTTGTAGATTTGTCTATAAGCCCAATTCAATCTACGCCAAAGTTTTTAGTTTCAACTACATATTCATGGAAAGTTTTTGATGGTTACATAGAAAAAAGAATTCGCAATTATGAAAATGGTGTTTTCTTTGGTTCTGGTATACAAGCAAAAAAACTTAAGGTTATTGTTTCAATAACTCATTTATATGTAGTTAAAGACAATGAAAAACTTTTAGAGGCTGCTACTAGAACTAATTTTATTTCAACAGATGTTTTTATTGGCGAACAAGAGCCTGACACTCCACCAGAGCCAGAGATTGAACCAGAATTTGGAGAATCAAAGTATCAACTTTCTAAATTTATCTATGAAAATGTTAAGCTTTTAAAAATATCAAAATCAGATAAAGCAAAACAATCTGCTGCTATTGCAACATCTTTTGATAGTATGGCTGCTGCTATTGCTGCCGGAACAATTTCAACACTTGAAGACATACTAAAAAAGACAGCAGAATCAAATAAATTAGCATTAACAAAATCTGGTGGGGATAGAACAAAATGGGAACCATTGTTTACAGAAATACAAGAAAAACTTTTTGACTTGTATAAAACTAATAAGATGCAAACTAAAGAAGATTTTGCTATTGCGTGGAGAGAAATATCATCTGGACTTAAATTAATAAAATAGGTGAAACATGTCTGAATTATCAAAGCTTAATGGTTGGGCAGGAAAAGACAATCCTTCACTTGTTGAAAGTGAATTTAATTTAATTAAAGATGGTGGATCATTTAGAGACTTTAATGTTTATGGTAAAAGCCAAGACACTAAAGGCAAAAAAATGATGTTATATGAAGTTGTTCGTAAGGTTCTTGGTAAAGATACAGAAAATTATGAACAGCAGATTGGTGATTGTGTAAGTTTTGGTGCTAAAAATGCTGTTGAGTATTTAATGGCTACTGAAAAACTTATGAAAGGTGATCACGAAAAATTTGAATCTGTTTTTCCACCATATCTTTATGGAACAGGAAGAGTTTTAATTGGGCGTGGACAACTTCAAGGCGATGATGGTTCTCTTGGTAGTTGGATGGCAGATGCTGTTATTAAATATGGTGTTTTGCGTAGTGATTTTGATGGTGTTCCTAAATATGCTGGAGCCGTAGCTAAAAAATGGGGAGATAAACCAGGACCAGATAAAAAATTTATTGAAGAAGGAACTAAGCACCCAGTAAAGTCGGCTGCTCAAATTAAAAGTTGGGATCAATTGGTTGAAGCTATTGTGAATGGATATCCTTGCACAACCGCTAGTGATGTAGGTTATGAAATGGAAGCAGAGTCTGATGGATTTCATAGCCAGACAGACAATTGGGGCCACCAAATGTGTTTTATAGGCGTTGATGATAGAGCTAAAGATCCATATGCAATCATTGTTAATAGTTGGGGCGATGCTCATGGTCATCTTAAAGATTTTGATACTGGCGAAAATCTACCCATAGGTGTTCTTAGAGTTAGAAAGAAAGATGCTGAAAAGCATATTCGGGCTGGAGAAACTTTTGCATATAGTAATTTTGATGGTTTTCCAGAACAGTTGATAGATAAAAAATTATTCATGCTTATTTAAGGAAATTTTATATGATAGATAGATCTGAAGGTTTGCAATATGGTAAACCAGACAAAAATGACCCAAGGAAAACTCCAGCAAAACCAGAAGATCAAAAAAAGGGTTCTAAAAAAAACCCAAAAGACTCTGCAAATAAGCCAAATAAAAGCACAAAAAAATCTTCGGCAGCTTACTTAAACGAAGAAGTTGATTATTCTGAGTTTTTAAATTCTATTAAAGATATAATTGTAAAAAGCAAAGAAAAAAGTAAGGCTTTTTTAGATATTAAAAAATATTTTACTAAATCTGCTGAAAGTTATGATGCACCAGAATCTGCCAGAAATAACGCAAGAAAAGTTTTAGAATGGAAAGATAAATATGGAAAAGAATGTAAAGGTATGACCGCTGTAGGTTGGGCCAGAGCTAGAGACTTGGCTGGAAATGCTATGTTATCTGCTGACACAGTAAAAAGAATGGCTCAATTTAATAGACATGGATCTAATTACGAAAAAGCAAAATCTAAACCAGAATATAAAACTAAACCTTGGAGTATTCCAGCGGTGGTTGCATGGTTGGGTTGGGGTGGTACATCTGGTATTGAATGGGCAATAAGAACAAGTCAATCTATTATAAATAATAAAAACAGCAAAAGATAAATATTTTTATGAATAAGATTTTAAATTTCAATAAGTCTAATAATGTTCAAATGTTATTTGATGGCAAATGGCATGAAACAACCGATTCATTTTCTTGCACAAAAATGGATAGGACTGAAGATATTAAATTTTCTCCAAGTGGAAAAAAGCTGGCAATAGCATCATACACATTGGGTTCAATTTTTATTTTTGATATTTATATTGATGGAAACAACATATCAGTATCAGATTATTATGAAGTAAAATGTAACGACTATAAAAGTTTTCATGGCGTAGATTGGATAAATGAAAATGTTATTATTATTAGTTCAAGATCTAGTTTTTTGTGCCCTATCGTAAAATTACCATTAAAAAATCCAAATCGTATTATTAAATTAAAGCCTGTTAAAATAATAGAAAATTATATGACTGGATCAAGTGCGGTAAAAGTTTTAAATTTAGATGATAACTTAGTAGAATTGTTTTTTTCTAGCAGTTCTTTAAATATAGTATCTAAACACATATTAAATAAAAATACTTTTGAAATAATTGAAGAAAATATAATTTTAGAAAAACTAAGTTGCCCTGATGCAATAAATATTAGCAATGATAAAAAATGGATAGCTATTAGTAATCACAATAAAAGCAATGTTCTTATTTATAAAAATGAAAACATTAATAAAAATAGTGTTCCAAGTGCAATTTTAAGATCTGAAAATTTAATATTTCCTCATGGTTTGTGCTTTTACAACAATAGTTTATTTTTAACAGATGCTGGTAGCAATAACATTTTTGTTTTTAAAAACATTAATGGTGATTGGTGTGGAGATATTAATGCTGAATTTAGCATAGAGCCAATGAGCATTGAAGATTACAATATTTCAAAAATAAACCCTAAAGAGGGCGGTGCTAAAGGATTAGACATTTTTGGAAACATATTGGCTATCACTAGCGGTAATTGTCCATTAACCTTTTTTAGTTTATAAAAAATAAATTATGTTAAGCTTAATACTTTTTTTGTTGTTTGATCAAACTATAAGCAAAGAACAATTTGTGCTAATAGAGAAAGATTCTATTTCATTTTCTAAGCTTATAAATCAATTACCAAAATCAAAAGTGTTCTTACCAGTAATCATAAATGCAAATCAAGAAGAATGTTTTACTTGACGGAGAAGAAAATAATGCGGTCGCATAATAAAATAGAATTAATTTTACAAAAATCAGAAAAAATAAAACATTATGATGCTATTGGAATCATAACTATTATTATGTTGGTCGGATTTATAGTTGATGGAATTACAATACTTAAATTTTGCACTTCTAAAAAAGGTGTTGCTTTAATAATTAAAAATGGTGGTCCTTTAGTAAGAATGTTTATAAGAAGAAATTTATACAACAAAATAATTAAAGCAAATGTTTCAGCAGAACACGCTAAGATTATATCTGATACAATAGTCGAATTGATGCAATCTTTGTCTGTTGATGAAATAGTTTCACTTTTGGATATGGTTTATAATGAGAATAGTTAAAGCTACATATGGTCCAAAAGATGTAACAGAGCATATGCAAAATTGTTTTAAAAATGAAAAAATAAATATTTGTGTTTCTAATGATATTTTTGGTGATACAAATCACGGTTTTTTAAAAAAACTAATTGTTGAATTTGATGATGGATCTAAATTAGAAACAAATGAAAATGAACTTTTAATTTATCCAAAAATATTAAGTGAAAGAATTGGAATTTTTTACACAAACAATGATGATAAAAGAAAAGAAAAAGCACTTCATGCTAGTTTAGAAAGTTTAAAAATTGCATCAAAAGAAATGAATAATATAATTACATGCGTATGGAACAAAATACCAAACAATCCCTTTTGTGAAATAGTTTCTCAAGTTAAAAACAGCAATCATTTAAATCAAATTTTGCAAATTTTACAATTGCTTTATTTTTTAAGAAGAAATGCAAAAAATATAAAATACATAAGTTTTTTAGAGCATGACTGCCTTTATCCAGAAAATTATTTTGAATATGATGATTTTGAATGTGATTCTATTTCAAACACTAATTATATAGGATTATGTTCTTTTGGTTGGCAACCTAATCATGGTGCAGTAAGACCAACATCTCAGGTAACTATGAAATTTGATAGTGCTATTAAACATTTTGAAAACATATTTCCAAATGCGTTATTGGAAAATAGTGGCAGTTTAGAGCCTTGGTATTCAAAAGCACAAAGTTTTAAATATATCAATTGGAAAAACAAAGACTGGGTTTGTAAAAACCCTTCTGTTCATATAAATCATGGTTATGCATTTACATCACATTTTGAAACTTTTGAAAAAATATTTTCTGAATCAAATGAATATTGGGGAGATTTTTCAGAATACGCTTATCTTTTTTCTTAATTTTTCTACAAAAAACATTTGATTAAAAAGCACAAAATAGTCTTGCTACAATAAAAAAAATAAGTAAGATTTTGATCTGTCTTACCTACAATCATGGGTGTATTTATTTCCGCTGGTAATCGCCAGTATTACATTCCTTTAAAGTTCCGCTTATCCTTGCGATAGCAGGGCAGATGGAGTTTTTTTTATGTCTATTAAAGAATTGCAAAAATATACTGCTGTTTCTAAGTATGCTAGATGGATTGAATCTGAAAAAAGAAGAGAAACTTGGGATGAAACTGTAGAAAGAATCAAAAGTATGATGATAGAAGTTCATCCTTCTTTGCGTGAAGATATTGAAAAATATTATGGAATGATTAAAGATCAAAAAATATTAGGTTCACAAAGAGCTTTACAATTTGGTGGAAAACCAATTCTAAAACATAATGCAAGAATATTTAATTGTTCTGCAAGTTATTGCGACAGATTGCGGTTTTTTCAAGAGTGTTTTTATTTATTACTTTGTGGATCTGGAACTGGGTTTAGTGTACAAAAACATCATGTTGAATTATTACCAAAATTTTCATCAGCTAGATTAAATTCAGAAACATGTTGTTATGAACATCATATTTATAGAGTTGAAGATTCAATTGAAGGTTGGTCAAATGCTTTAGGTGTTCTTCTTTCTTCATATTTTGAAACTCCTATAAAAGAATTTAAAAGATATAAAGATGTTGCAGTTGGATTTAGCTATGAGGATATAAGGGAAAAAGGTGCTCCTTTAAGTTGTGGCATAGGTAATGCCCCAGGTTATCAACCATTAGAAAAAGCTTTAGAAAAAACTAGGGAATTGCTGGATAGATGTATTGCAAATGGGCAAACAGAATTAAGAACAATAGATGCATTTGATATAGTTATGTTTGCTGCTGATGCAGTTATTTCTGGCGGTGTTCGTAGATCTGCAACCATAGCCTTATTCTCTGCTGATGACGAATTAATGATTAATGCAAAAACTGGCGATTGGTACTTTACTAATCCACAAAGAGCTAGGGCAAATATCTCTGCATTACTTCATAGAAAACACACCAACAAAAAAGTCTTTGAAAATCTCTTTAAGGCAACAAAAGAGTTTGGAGAGCCAGGATTTTTCTTTGCTGATTTTTACGATGTCTTATGCAATCCATGTTGTGAAATATCATGGATAACTAGGTATTTCTACAAGAAGGGTAGTCCAGAACTGGCTGAAGCTTTGTCATTATATGAAGGACCAATAACAACAAAAGAGTCATGCAAAGATGACATGCCAGAAGATGAGGTCGGTCTTTCTGGTTGGGGATTCTGTAATTTATCAACAATTAACGGAAAAACAGTTAAATCAGAACAAGACTTTTATGAAAGATGTGCTGCTGCTGCCTTTATTGGTACATTACAAGCATCTTTTACCAATTTTCCATACTTGGGTCATGTTACAGAACTTATTACTCGTAAAGAGGCATTATTGGGCGTTTCAATTAATGGTATGCAACATCATCCTAAAATACTATTAGACCCAATGATTCAACAAAATGGGGCAAAAATAGTTAAAGACACAAACAAAAAGTACGCAGAAATATTAAACATAAGTCCTGCTGCAAGAACGACTTGTGTAAAACCAGAGGGCAATTCTGCTGCTTTGTTAGGGTCTGCTTCTGGCATTCATCCAGATCATTCTAAAAGGTATTTTCGTATTGTTCAAGCTAATCAAATGGAATCTCCATATCAGCACTTTAAAAGCATTAATCCTCAAGCATGTGAAGAGTCAGTATGGTCATCAAATAAAACAGATGATTGCATACGATTTTGTGTGCAAAGTCAATATGGAACAGTACTTAAGGAAAGCATAGATGCTATATCTATGCTTGATGATGTTTTATCAACCTATAAAAATTGGGTTGTTGCTGGAAAAAATGAACATCTTTGTGTTAGAAAAGAGTTAAATCACAATGTATCTAATACAATACATGTAAAAGATAATGAATGGGATAAGGTAAAAGAATACATTTTTAATCATCGTGCAGAACTTGCTGGAATATCTCTTATAGCTTCAACTGGCGATAAAGATTATAACCAAGCTCCATTCACAGCAGTTTATTCAATTGAAGAACAAATAACAAATTGGGGTTTTGAAGCTACATCTAAAGCTTATGAAATTTATCCAAAATTTTCTGAATATAATTTTAATTCTTTGTGGGATGCATGTTCATGTGTTCTTGGTTATTTTGAACCAAAAGACGATAAACAACAATCTTGGAAAATTACGATAAAAAAATATGCAGATGAACATTTTTCTTCTGATATTAAATATGCTACTTATGCACTTAAAGATGCTTACAATTTAGATTTATGGAATAAGTTAATAAACAATTATTCTGATGTAAACTATTTAAATGCTGTTGAAAATAATTCTACAATAGACATTCAAGGAGAACTTGCTTGTGCTGGTGGAGCTTGTTTAATATAATGTCAAAAAGAATTACAAAAATTTTAAAAACTAAAAAAACAAGATTGGTGAAAAAAAATGCCCAAAAAAGGAAAAGTAAAAGGCATAGGTTCCCCTTTTAATCTTAACTTTTCAAGTTGTTCAAATAATAAACCAAAGTTTTTTGATTGGTCTAATGAAGATTCCGATTTTTCTGTTCTTATGGATTATTCAATTCTTGATTGTTATAAATATCCAAAGATTAAAAATATTCCTAAATTTGGATGGTTATGTGAATCAATAACAATATTTCAAAATTTGTATGACAAAATAAAATACGATTATAAAAAAATATTTAATGACATAGATTACATATTTACTTCTGATGAATACTTACTTTCTTTAGATTCAAGATTTAAGTTTTGTTATTCATGCAGCAATATTCCTTGGTCAAAAAAAGAAAATTGGAACATTTATAAAAAAACAAAAAAATGTTCAATGATATGTTCAAATAAATTAAGTTGCAATCTTCATCTTCTTAGACAAAATATTGCAAAAAATAATATTGAAAAATTTGATTTATTTGGAGGTTTTTTAAATTCTCCTTACACTGGTGAAAAATTTAATGATTTTTATAATAAAGATAATGCTTTAAAAGATTACATGTTTACAGTTGTTATTCAAAACAATGATCAACCTTATTTTTTTGCTGAAATGTTAACAGATTGTTTTTCATTTGGAACAATACCTATTTATTTAGGTAATCCTAAAATAGACTTGTTTTTTGATTTAAATGGAATAATATCTATAAGTTCAAAAGAAGATCTTGATAAGATTGTTCTTAGCGAAGAATTATATTTGTCTAAGCTTGATAGTATAAAAAATAATCTTGAAAAATTGTATACTATGGAAATGAGCGATGATTATCTTTATCAACAATGTTTAAATCTTATGGAGGTTTAATATGTCTTTATTTAATATTGGTGATATAGTTGCTTTAAAATCTGGTGGAATGCCAATGACAGTTGTGGCTTTTGGTGAAGAAACAAAAGAGGTTTTAGTTGTTTATTTTGATTTAGATGCTAATGTTATGCGAGATGGTTTTCCAGCAGAGGCTTTAGAATTTACAGAAAACAGATGGAAAATGAAATATTGTGTTGATATAAACGAAGAAGATTATACAGATGATGAGGAATTTTAATGCCATACTATGAATTTTTATGTGAGTCATGCGAATACAATTTTGAAATTAAACTTTCTTTTTCTGAAAGTCATCCTAAAGATTGTCCAAAATGTAAAAAAGCAAAATTAAATCAAGTTTATGATGGAAATACTATTGTCTGCATGAAAGGTGGCGATACAATAGGCCAAGTAGGGGAAGCTAATTACAAAAAATCTGGTGGTAAAATTAAAGAACATATGGCCAAAAAACAAGAGTTGCAAGATTCAAAATTACCTTGGTGGAGATCTGGAAAAGTTAATGGATTAAGTAAAAAGGATAAACCTTTAAACTTATCTAAAATAAAAGATGTTAAAAATTACATAGAAACAGGAGAAGAATAATGGGATTAATTCCAAAGTCTGGAGAAGATTCACCACATACAGCTATAGTTAGAATAAATTGGGAAATTCTTCCAACAAATTCTGACGGTTTATATGGATCAAATCAACCAGTTGATGTTGGTTTAATATTGTTTAGAGCAGATGGTTTGTCGTTTCAAGAGTCAAAAAATAAATTAGAGGCTTTTTTATCTAATGCTGTTAACGACAAAAATTTTGTGCATATTTGGAAAAGAGGACAGACAATATGAAAATTGAAGATTATGGAAATCTTATTATAAGTTGTAGCAATTGTAATAAGCCACTTGTTGACTTATTTATAACCAATACGGATGCGGACATTTACTGGAAATGTGTTGCAGAATGTTGCTATTGTGGAGATAAAAGTTTTGTAAAAGATGTTAAAGGAATTTTTAGGTCAGGTGGATGCGTTACAATAGACAGAGAAAATCCAGATCATTTTACACAAGACACTCTTTTAACAGACATTGTTACTGAAGACAATAAAGTTATATTTAAAACTCAGAAAGGAAAAAAATAATGTTTTCTGTAATTGGATTTGATAAAAATGGAAAAGAATGTGATCATGAAAATTTTTTGTCTCTTGCTAAAAAAAGCACTGATACAGATTTGAAGAGTGAAAAATTTTGGGTTAAAGTTTGTACTAACGGAATAGATTCTGGAAAACTTTTTGATCCTTCTTCAAGTTTGTTAGAAGACCTAAAGCGTTTTGATAATCACACAGATAAACATAGGTACTCATACAAAAGCGTAAATAAAGAATGTTTTAACTTTTACATTTCTTATTTATCAACTAACAATTCTTCATTTTTAAAAAATGCTGAAAGGAATATATCATGACTAAAAAATTTAAAAATGCTTTTTTGAATGAAATTGAAATATATTTTATTGAGGGCAACTGTTCATCTATGTCTTTGAGTGATGTTGCAGAAAAACTCAACAGAGATGTTGAATTTATTAAAGATGTTTACGACAAGGCTAGAGTTAAAAAAGCTTTAACATTTCAAACAAAACTTGGAAGCGTAGCCATGACAGCAGCACAATCTAGCAAAGGTGATGATATTGTTAGATCAAATGAAAATCCTGCTTATATGAAAAAATTTAAAGATAGTATTCATAAAATATGATTTGCAAAAAATATGACAAAGAATATTTTGAAGATAAAACTTGTTGGGCAGTAGAATTGTCCAATGGTGAAACTATTTATCAAAATGATGGTTTTGATCAGGCTGTTGAGTTTTCTGCTTGGATTAGACTCAAAGAGTACTTGCACGAAAACAATTTGAAAATAGAAAAAATGTATGTGAGATTTAGATCGAATATTTTTTATCCTTTAGAAGATTATTGTGAAGGATACTTTTTCTCTATGGGCATCATTGGTATGATGTCTTCTACGGAAAATATAAATTTTTATATATTGGGTTCTATTAAGAAAGATGTTGTTAATATAAAAAAGATAAAAGTTCCAGAACTAATAATTTTTGATGAAGAAGAAAGAAACATTTCTGATTGTACTGAGCAACAAGTAATTTTAAATACGAAAGAAAATTATGGCAAAGGAAAGATCTTTAAACAGTAAATATGAATCTAGGCATGGTGGTGGTTGGATAACTCCAGCACAATTTTTGGCTGAGTTAATGTGTGAGCGTTTTGCTAAACAAAATCGTCAAGATATACCTCCAAAATTTTGGGATAAACAACCTTGGAAAAAAGAGTTTTTTAAACAACTTTCTTTAGCAAATAAGCTTTTAGAAAAATATGATCCAGCATTAGTTTCTAAGGCATTAAGATCACAAGAAGGTAAAAAAATATTTTCTTTAGGTGCTCCTTGGCTAATAAAGCTTATAGAGTTTGAAGAATACAAATTCAAGGAAGCAGATGAGAAAAAGGTTGAGCAAGTAGAATCTCTTCCAGTTAAAATGTCTTTTGTTTTAAAGAAGTCAACACTAAGTAAATTAAAGGATATTGAAAATGAGTGATGAAGTAGAAAAAATAATTAAAGAAGTATCAAAACAATATGGTGCTGGTATTGCAATAAACGCAAGTGATTTACTAGATGAAGAAAAGCATGTGATACCACTTTCTCCATCTTTAAACCTTGGTTTACATGGCGGTATACCAGAAGGTTCTTGGGTTACATGTTCTGGTCACCCTAAAAGCGGAAAAGAACAACCTATTTCTGCTATTGTTTATACTCCAAATGGTCCTAAACCAATTGGTGAATTAATGTTAGCAGAGCATGTATGTACACATGATGGCAACTCAGCAGAAATTCTTGCTATCTATCCACAAGGGATTAAAGATGTTTATCGAATAAGTTTTTCTGATGGAACATTTGCAGAGTGTGGATTGGATCATCTTTGGTCAATTAAAACAAAAGACCACAAAGATTTTGTTGTTAGACAACTTAAAGATTTTATTAATGATATTTATTACAAATCTGGAAAAGTAGCAAAATATTCTATACCAATTTCTACCCCTGCATTATTTAATGAAACAACCAAAGAAATTTCTCCATACATCATGGGTATTTTTCTTGGTGCTGGAATATTTGGAAAAAATTCAACATATGTAACTCTTGAAAAAGATTTAGATATTATGAATGAAATGTCTGATAGCGATAAAAAATATATAGTTTATGATAATGAATCTAAAAAGATTTCTGCTAAAAATTCCAATCCTTTTATAAAGCTTGGGCTTTTTAATATTGCAAATAATCAAAAGTTTATTCCTCCAAAGTATTTGTTTGATGGCGTTTATAATCGAACAAAACTAATAACTGGTATTTTAAAAGTCGCTGGATATTTAACCAAAGACAAAAGCTTAACTATTACAGTATCAAGTCAAAGGCTTGCAGAAGACATTGTTACATTGGTACAATCTTTGGGGGGCATAGGTAACTATTCTGTCCACAAGAACAAAGATTCAAAAAGATATGTTTGTATATTAAAACTTAATATTTTACAAAAAAGAAAAAACAAATTTGAAAGAAAAATAACATCTGTAAAAAAAGTAAGAAAAGAAGAGTGTGTTTGTATTACTATAAACACAAAAGATGGTTTATATTTAACCAATAACTTTATAGTTACACATAATACATTAACCTCACTTTCTTTTGCTGCACAGTGTCAAAAACCTGAGAATGGTGGTAGGCATGTGTATTATCTGAACATTGAAGGTCGATTGAAGCCTATGAATCTAAAGGGCATAGCTGGCTTAAATTTAGACAAAATGACAATCTATAGGTCTACTCAAGATAAGATTCTTTCCGCAAAAGACTACCTAAATTTGGCGTTTAAAGCTATTAATACCCATCCAGGAAGTTTGATCATCATAGATAGTGTTTCTGCCCTATGTGATGAAAAAGAAATGGATGAAGGGATTGGCTATGAGAATAGAGGGGCTGGCAATAAGCTTTTTGCTGGTTTTTGTAGACAAGCAGCCAATATAGTGCCAGTACAAAATTGTATTGTTTGGGCGATTATGCACTTAACGCAATCTCAGGGCATGTATGGCGGTTATACAGAAAAAGGTTCTAGAACATTGCAATATCAAGCAGATGTTCAAATGAGAGTTAAATTTGATAAGGCTTGGAATGTTGGGATAGAAGGCAAAGAAAAACAAATTGGACAACAGGTTCATTGGTTAATTGAATCCTGTGCTTTAGGATCACCAGGAATGGAAATTGATAGCTATATTCGTTACGGCATTGGTATTGATAATACATATGAAGCCATAAATCTTGGTTGTCAACTTGGCCTTATAGCTAAAGCTGGTGCTTGGATGACACTTGATTTTATGCAAAGACATTTAAAATTGTTAGATTCAAAAGAATGGGATGATGCAACAATAAGAAAAGTAAAAACTCAAGGTGCAGAAAAACTTTATAGGCTATTACTTGAAAATCCTTTATGGGTAAAAGTTCTTGAGCAAGAAATAAAAGGTCTTCTATCATGAAAATAAAAGGTTTAGATGGAAGAATGCATTCTTGGTCATTCTATGGTCAAATGCCAGATATAAGCGATGAAAGAAAAAGATCTGAATTACACATAAGAACAAGAGCCTTGCTTAAATCTTTATATCCAGTAGATAGAATACTTGAAGAAGTTCATTTGCCTGGTTCTGGAAATTTGTACGCAGATTTTTGGTTGCCATTAAGAAATAAGATGATAGAAGTTCATGGGGAACAACATTATAAATTTGTTCCTTTCTTTCATGGAACACAGCTAAACTTTTTAGCATCAAAGGCGAATGACAACAAGAAGAGAGAATGGTGTTTAATCAACGGAATAGTTCTTGTGGAGTTACCATTTAATGAATCAACCGAGCAGTGGCAGTCAAGAATTGAACTTGACTGAAGAACAAAAGATTGATCTTGCTTTAGAAAAATACGAATTGACCATTGGGTTAACACCAATTCCTTCTGACAAAGAGTTTACATGCATAAAATACTTATACTTATCGCAGGATGATTTATCAAAAATGAGCAGTGAACAATGCTCAGAGTCATGTGTTTTACTTAATAGCTTTTCTTTTCATATAAGCAGAGTTATAAATAAAGAAAAAACAAAATTAAGGTGGTGTAATGAAAAGATTTTAAGTGTTATAGCAAATAATCTTTCAGACTACAGATATTTTTCAGCAGAAGAAAGAATGGCTTTATGCATAAAAGATAATGATTATGCAAAAAAAATAAAAAAACTTTCTACTTTAATACAAGCAAGAATAGATAGAATTGAATATTTGCCGATTAGACTTGAAAAAGTTGCTGAATCTTTGTTAAATTTAGCTTACTCAAAAAGGAGAAACAATGAATCTCGTTAACATGTTGAAAACAGCAGTTGAAAATAAAGATTGGGCATTAGTGTCAAAAGCATTAGATATTTTAACTGGTGATGAAGAATTTATTGTTTTAACACATCAACCATCTACTCCAGCTAAACAAGTTAATTTTTCATCTAATAAAGCTTCTGTCAGTAGTAAGTCTTTAGTTCCACCAACAGCCAATAAGTTTGTTGATGATTTAACACTTGAATCGGGCTTTATAGAAAAGAGTCAAAAAGTTTCTAATAAAAGTTATAGACAACCATTTAAAGAAGGCGATCATTTTTGCGAAGTAAAATGCTCTAAGTGTGGATGCGGTATGAAGGTAACAAAAGAAGAACACAAGTTTAGAACAATTGATTCTGAGTCAGCACCATTTACATGCATTAAGTGCATTAGAAATTCGAGTAGATAATGAACGATGTTGCATCTGAAAGAGTTATATTGGCTGCTCTTTTTCAAAAAGGCTATGATTGCTATATTGAAATTTGTGATATTGTTGATGAAAACAGTTTTAGTTCTGATGAAACATCTGCGATATATAAATGCTTGGTAAAAATAGTAAATGAAAAAGATTCAAAAGCCGATATACCATCAATTATAGCTGTAGCAAATTCTTTAAAAATACAGCAATTTTTTCAAAAAGATGATCAGGCTAAGTATCTTAGGTCTTTAACATTATTGCCAGTTGAAATAGTTAATGCTAAAAAGGCAGCAGCAAAATTAAAAAAGATGCAAATTGCTAAGACTTTAGCATACAACTTATCTAATTGTGCAACTGAATTATTAGGCATGACAGGAGATGAGCCTATTTCACAAATAGTTTCTCTTGCAGAAGCAACTGTATTAGATCAAACTTTTAAAATTTCAAATGCAGAAGACCCAAGCCCAAAAGAAATATCTGAAGGTTTAGATGATTATGTAAAATTTCTAGAAGATAATCCAATATCTCAACTTGGTATTTCATCAGGGTTTAAAGTTTATGATAGGGCTATTGGGGGCGGTCTTAGGCCAGGAACAGTTAATTTAATTGGTGCAAGAATGAAAACAGGCAAATCATTTTTTGCAGATAATGTTGCAATGAATGTTGCTAAACAAGGTATACCTGTTTTAATGTTTGACACTGAAATGACAGCGAAGGATCATTGGCATAGATTATTGGCTTGTATTGGAAATATTAAAATTGAAGAAATTGAAAATGGTTCTTTTTCAAAAGATTCATCAAAAAAGAAAAGAGTTCACGATGCTTCAAAAGCATTGAAAGATATGCCGTTTAAGTACAAGTCCATTGCTGGAAAAAGTTTTGATGAAGTTTTAAGTCTTGCTAGAAGGTGGGTTATAAAAGATGTTGGTTTAGATGATTTTGGTAAAGCAAAGCCATGTTTGATAGTTTTAGATTATATAAAATTGATGGATGATGGAACAATATCAAAAAATATTGCTGAATATCAAGCGTTGGGTTTTTTAATGACAAGCTTACACAATTTTATGGTTCAGTATGGTGTCGCTTGTTTAGCCTTTACTCAATTGAATAGAGATGGCATAACAAGAGAAGATACAGATGTTGCATCAGGGTCCGATAGAATTTTGTGGTTGTGCAGCAATTTTTCAATATATAAGCGTAAAACGGAAGAGGAAATGGCAGATGAAAGCGTTTCTCAGAATAATGTTTCATATAATTTAAAACTAATACCAGTTGTTGCAAGACATGGTAAAGGGATTGATGCTGGTGATTACATAAACATATCTGGAAATTATGAATATGGAAGAATAACAGAAGGACCAACTAGAAATGAATTTCATCAACTTAGATCAACAAGAATTAATAACGGTTTTCAAATAGAGGAATTACCAGATGAAATCTCAGCAACAAATTGATTTTAAATTAGCAAATAAAATAATTTCAAAAAACATAGATGTTGTTTTAAATCACTTCGATATTGAATTAAATTATACAGATGCTTATCTTTCTGGTCCATGCCCAATACATGGTGGAGATAATAAGACTGCATTTAATATTTTTACATCTGGTAATACGCATGTTGGAAATTGGATATGTTACACGCACCATTGTGAAAAAAGTTTTATAAATAATACCATTGGTTTTATTAGAGGTTTGATAAGTCATAGTAAATATAATTGGTCAAAATCTGGAGACAAAATAGCATCATTTGCAGAAACATTGTACTTAATAAAAAGTTTGTACGACTTTTCAATTGATGATACTTTATCTACAAATAAACCTAAAAACATATTAGAATCTTCTGCATTTACAAAGACTACAAGAGAAAAACAAGATAAGTGGAGTAAGACTTCTGTGAGATCAAGCTTATTAATACCATCTAAATATTATCTTTCTAGGGGTTACACTGAAGAATGCTTAAATAATTATGACATAGGAGAGTCTAATTCTTCTGTTGGAATTTTTAAAGATAGAGTAGTTGTTCCAGTGTATGACACAGATGGGAAATTTATAGTTGGATTCACAGGAAGAACAAAGTATAAAAAGTGTGAAGCATGTAAACATTATCATGAACAAGAAGCTAGTTGCAATGGTTATGTTCATATGTCTAAATGGTGTCACAATAAAGGTTTTTCTAAGAAAGATTATTTATATAATTATAATTTTGCAATTGAATCTATTAAAAAAACTGGTGTTGCTATATTGGTAGAAGGACCAGGAGATGTATGGAGAATTGCTGAATCTGGAATTAAAAATTCATTAGCTGTATTTGGATCGTCTTTAACAGATGCACAACAGATTTTATTAGAGTCATCTGGAGCTTTGCACTTAATACTATTATTTGATTCAGATGAGGCTGGTTTAAAGGCTGGTAATAGCATAGAATCTTCTCTTGGTAGAATGTTTAAAATAATTAAACCAAAATTGCCCAATGGTTTTAAAGATATTGGTGAGATGAGTGTGCATGATGTTAAAAGTTTTTTAGTGCCTATTATGGAAAAAATATGATACAAAAAATAATTGGATTTTCTGGAAAAAAAGGTTCTGGCAAAGACACTATTGCTGGATTTCTTTCCTTTAATTCTGTGGCTCTTTTTGGTTGTAGTTCATCCATTTATTCTTTTGCACAACCAATGAAAAAAATAGCTATTGATTTTTTTGGATTAAGGCACAAACAAGTTTTTGGATCATTTGAAGATAAAAAAACTTTGACAAACTATTTATGGGAAGATCTTCCACATTACGAAGAAATTAAAATTCGAGAAGAAGTAGCTCCAACAGGCAAAATGACAGCTAGAGAATTTTTGCAGGAATTTGGAACTGGTATAGCCAGAAGAATGTGTAAAGATGTACACATAAATGCTTGTTTTAACGAAATAAGAAATGGTCATTGTCCATTGAATTTTATTACTGATGCAAGATTTGAAAATGAAATAGATAGTATTAAAGCAAACGGTGGAATTGTGATAAGGTTAACAAAAAGCACAGAAGATGATTACCACATAAGCGAAAATGAGTTGGACAATAGTGAAAAATTTGATATTGTTTTAGACAATCAAAAAATGACAAAAGAAGAACAAAAAACAGAAATTTTAAAAATTCTTAAGAAATTAGATTGGATAAAGAGTGATTATAACTTACTTAAGGTCTAGTTCTGTATCATCATACTCTTGGTGTCAACACAAGTATTGGTTAACCTACAATCTTGGGTTTAAAGATGACTCCAATAAAAAAGCAGAAAAGGGCAATGTTGTACATAAAGGTTTAGAATTGTTGGCAAATAAAAAGCTTTGCCTACAAAATGGAACAATTTCGTTTTCTGATTCTGAATTAGGTATGGAATTTATAACATCAGAAATGTCACCAGAAACAGCAATATTGGCTGGTTTTAATCATTATAAAAACAAAAGCACACATGAGTGGACAGATGTTGATTTTAAAGAATGCACTAAGTGGTTGTGGGATGTTTTATTATTTAATAATGGCATGTTTTCACCATTAACTAGAAATATTGTGATGCCAGAACAGTATTTTGATATTGAAATTGATAAACCTTGGGCAAATTATGATTATTTTCTTCCAGATGGGCAAATAATTTCTGGAAAGTTGCGAATAAAAGGAACTATGGACTTAATAACAAGGGTTGATTCAAAAACAGTAGAATATGTTGATTGGAAAACAGGAGAAAGAAAGAATTGGTCAACAGGAAAAGAGAAGGGTTATGATGATTTATACAATGATTTTCAGCTTAGATTGTACCATTATGCTTTAAATGAATTGTACCCAAATGAAAATATGATAATTATGACAATATTTTTTGTTAAAGCTGGTGGACCATTTTCTTTGTGTTTTCAAAAAGATGATATAAAAACAACCGAAGAAATGATAAAAAAAGAATTTGAAAAAATTAAGAATTGCAATAAACCATCAAGAATAATAGACTATGGAAAAGACAAATGGAAATGCATTAGACTTTGTAGTTTTTACAAAGATAAGCATAAAGATTCTGAAAATAATTCAATATGCGACCATATGCATCAAGAATTGATACAACTTGGTATTAACAATGCGTATGTTAAACATGCCAAAAAAGATACTGTAAAATCTTATGGCGATGGTGGCGGTCAATCTAATAGGGAGAATCAAAATGGCTGATTGGAGATGGGAAGATATTGTTTTTACTAATAAAAAAGAAGAAGTTACAACGACATCAACTTCTGCACCAGAAACTGTTAAATATGAATCTAAGTACAATGGAGAAAAAGTTCTTGTTATTAAAACTGATATATTAAAAAATGATTCTTTTCAAGGATTTATTACTGGAATTGAAGCAAAAAAATTGCGTGATAAAATTCTTTCAGTAGACAATATATTTTATATTGATCGTAATATTGCAGAAAATGATAAATCTTATAAACAAGTTATACCATACTGTTTGATCAATCGTGGAGATTCAACATTTTGTTATCAAAGATCTAAAAAAGCATCTGAAAATAGATTGCATGATTTATGGTCATTGGGCGTTGGTGGGCATGTTAACCCATGCGATGGATTGAATAGTGAAACTATTACCAATGCGTGTAAAAGAGAAATTGAAGAAGAGGTAGAGTTTTCAAATTTAAAAAATGCAAACTTTGTAGGACTGATAAACGATGATTCAAATGATGTAAGTTCTGTTCATTTTGGGATTGTTTACAGTGTAAATCTTCAAGATCATTCAACCTTTAAGGTTAAAGAAGAAGCATTAGCAGAAGGTTCTTTTGTTAAAAAAGATATTATTAAAGTTGAAGAAAAGAACTGGGAAAATTGGTCTAGTTTAATTGTAAAAGAATATTTAAGAAAGTAAAATTTTTAGGAACAGCACATGAATAATTGGACAGCACTACATTGTCATTCTCATTATAGTCTTTTAGATGGTTTAACAAAGCCAGAATCTATGGCAAAAAGAGCCAAAAGCCTTGGACACAAGTCTATAGCTCTTACGGATCATGGAACTATTTCTGGCTCTATTTCTTTTAATAAGGCATGTGTTGCAGAAGAAATAAAACCAATAATAGGGTGTGAGTTTTACATATGTGGTCAAAGTGCTTTGATTCATGATAAGACTAATTCTAAAAATTCTCACTTATGTGTCCTTGCTAAAAACATTTCTGGCTGGTATGAGCTTATAAAACTTTCATCTTTATCAAACAATAAAGATTATTTTTATTATAAGCCTAGACTAAGCTTGGAAGATTTTGCACCGTACTCAAAAAACTTAATAGCGTTTTCTGGACATCCAGGAACACAATTGGCCAGATGTATTTTTCCAGATGAAGCATACAAGTGTGCTAGTCCAGAAGAAGCAAGAGCTTTAATCAAAGATGATTGGTTTGAAGAATCTAAGAAGTTATGTTCTAAGCACCAAGACATTTTTGGCAAAGAAAACTTCTTTATTGAAATACAACTTTTTGATAAAGACAACTTGCATTGTTCTGTAGTCCTTGCTGAATGCCTTAGAAAACTATCTAAAGAAACTGGCATTAAGGCAATAGCTACTCCTGATGCTCATTACGCTAAACAAGAGGATGCTTCTGATCAAAGAATAATTTTGTGTGCATCTATGGAAACAACTCTTTCTAAGGTAAGGTCATCTTTAGATAAGCATGAAGATTTTGGATTATCTAGCTTTTTTAAATCAAATAGGTATTACATTCCATCTACTGAAGAGATTTTAGCCCTTCATGAACCAGAAGAGTTAAAAAATTGTTTATTAATTGAAGAGATGTGTGAAAATTATTCTTTAACAAAAAAGTCAGTACTTCCAAGTTTTCAATGTCCAGAAAGCAAAAATGAACATGATTATTTAAGAGAGCTTTGTAGAAATGGATGGAAAGAAAAGTTTTCAGACTTAGAAAAAGATTCATCAAAGTTTGAAAATTATGTTGGAAGAATTAAAAATGAGCTTTCTGTTATAGGCGATGCTGGTCTTGAAGGCTACTTTTTAATTGTTCAAGATTATTGTAATTGGGCTAGAAAACAAGGATGGTTAACAGGAAGAGGGCGTGGATCAGGTGCTGGTTGTATGGTTTCTTATTTACTTGGAATAACTCAAGTAGATCCAATTGAGCACAATTTAGTTTTTGAGCGTTTTTACAATGCAGGAAGAAATGTTCCAGGCCATGTAAGTCTTCCTGATATAGATTGCGATTTTCCAATTACTAAAAGAGATAAGGTAATTGATTACATTAAATCAAAGTATAACGAAGAAAATGTTTCGCAAATGATAACATATAGTAGGATGCAGGGCAGGGGTGCTTTAAAAGATGTGTTAAGGGCACATGGTTTTTCGTTTGATGAAAGTAATGCTATTACAAAAAATATACCTGATGAAGCTGAAATATCTGAACAGCTTCAAGAAATGAAGGAAGATGGTGGAGAATCATCAATCATTGGTTGGGCATTAGAAAATATACCTTCAAAACTTAAAGATTATTGCGAGATAGACGAACATGGTAATATAACAGGAAAGTTGTCAAAAGAGTTTTCACAAGCTATTAGACTTGAAGGAACTAAGCGTAGTCAAGGAAAACATGCTGCTGGAATTGTTATAAGTCACACTCCGTTAAAAGATATCTGCCCTATGATCTATGATAAAAAGAATAAGCAAATGATTGCTGGTCTTGAAATGTCAGATCTTGAATCAATTGGTTTAGTTAAGTTTGATATTTTGGGGGTTGCTGTTTTAGATAAGATAATGGGTTGTATAAATTTATTGAAAGGAAAAGAAAATGAGTGAAAAAGAAGAAATTGAATTAATAGCAAAACTAGTATCTCAACAAATGGGATTAGTTCAAGCTGTTTCAGAATGTCAAAATTCAAAAAATCAACTTTCTTTACAGTTTATAAAAATACTTAAAGCAATTGTTTTAAAAAACAACGGTAATTTTGTTATAGAAAAAGAATTTTTTGACTCTGCTGATGACAATGATTTTAAATTAGATATCACAACTGATGATGAAGAATCAATAGTTTTACAATTTTTAGAGAATGAGGAATAAATGTATAGTAATACAATTATGGTTTTTGATTTTGAAACAGGTTCTTTAGATATAAATAAGTGTGAAGTAATTCAAGTTGCAGCTATGGCAATAAATAGAAAAACTCTTGAACCAATCAAAGATGGTATTTTTGAAACATTAATAAAACCAAGAGACTTTAATAATCTTCAAGATGAAGCTCTTGCAATAAATAAAAAAACAAGAGAAGAATTGAAGCTTGCACCAAGCATTGATGCTGTTTGGAAAAAGCTTGCAGATTTTATTTCGATGTTTAATAACGGCAAAGGAAATATCTCTGCACCAATTCCAGCAGGGAAAAACATAAGACATTTTGATATGCCTATTTTTCAAAGAGTTTGCTCAGAACTTGGTTATGTAGATAAGAATGGAAATCAGAATTTATTAAATAGAAGAAGCATGTATGACCTTGATGAAATAATGATGTTATGGTTTGATAATACTACAGTGGTTCCAAACTATAAGATGGATACACTTAGAGATTTCTTTGGACTATCTAAAGCTAATGCTCATGATGCTTTAACTGATGTTATACAGACTTCTGATATTATTTTACATTTTTTAAAGTTGCACAGAAGCATTTTCCCAAAAATTAAATTTAAAGATGCATTTAGAAAGTAATTATGAAATATTATAAGTTTGAATGTGGCTGTTCTTGGCCAATAATTGAAGAATCTAAGATAGAAGGTGCTTTACCATTGATGGAAGTTGATCCATTAAAATTGCCATACTGTCAGTCAACTTGGGATTTGTTTGCTAGAGGTGATACAAAAGGCGTATTTCAGCTTGAATCAGATCTTGGTAAACAATGGAGCAAGCGATTAAGGCCAAAGAACGCAGAACATCTATCTGCCATTGGTGCATTAATTAGGCCGGGAACACTTCGTGCATTAGACGAAAACGGCATTAGCATGACCGCCCACTATTGCAAAAGAGCCAACTTTGAAGAACCAGTTGAGTCATATCATCCTGTTGTTGATGAAATTTTAAAATCAACATATGGATCATTGGTGTTTCAAGAACAGGCTATGGAGTTATCTAAGTCTGTCGCTGGCTTTACTCTGCAAGAAGCTGATAAGCTAAGAAAGGCTATGGGTAAAAAACTTGCTAGTGAAATGGCAAAATGTAAAAAAATATTTATTGAAGGTGCTAAAAAGGCTGAAATTGTAAGCGAAAAACAGGCTGAAGAAATATTTAGTTGGATTGAACAAAGTCAAAGATATTCATTTAATAAAAGTCACAGTTGTTGTTATGGTTTAACTGGATATGATACTGCTTATTTAAAAAGTCATTTTCCAGTTCAGTTTTATTGCAGTTGGTTATATTACGCAAAAGATAAACTTGATTCTCAACTTGAGATAATGGATCTTGTTGAAGATGCAAGAAAGTTTAATATAGATGTTTTAGCACCAGATGCTTTTAAACTAAATAAAAATTTTGCAACTGATGGTTTAAACATATGGTTTGGTATTACTGATATTAAGGGGATTGGTGAATCACAATTTAATAAACTTAAAGCATCTATGGAAAAGAATAAAGACAAGCTAAATACTTGGGAAAATTTTGTAGTATTTTGTTCTGATGAAATACCAAGTTCTACTATAATAAAACTAATATCTGTTGGTGGATTTAAAAGATATAATACATGTAGACAAAAACTTTTAGCAGAATATAACTCTTGGGTGCAGTTAACGGATAAAGAAAGAGAATGGATTAAAATTAATTTTACAGAATCTACCATAGCTGAATTAATATCTTTAGCAGCAAAACCAAAAAAGGAAAATGGCGGTTGCTCTAATCAGAACAGAGTATTGTTTTTGAAGGACTTGGCTAATTTGCTCATTAATCCACCATCTCCACATATTGATCTTCCTCAATGGTTAATTTGGTCAGAAAAGGATGCTTTAGGCATTTCTTTGACTTGTAATGCAATTGATTCATGCGATACTGCACAAGCCAATACTACATGTAAAGAATTTTTAAATGGAAAAACTGGTTTTATGATTTTTGGAGTTGAAATACGAAGATGTAAAGAAGTTGTTACAAAAGCTGGTAAATCTCCAGGATCTAAAATGGCTTTTATGTCTATATCAGATTCAACTGGAAAAGTAGATGATGTAATATGTTTTCCAGACTCGTACAAAGATAGTTGGTCTTTGTTAAAAGAGGGCAACACTGTTTTAATTCATGGTGAAAAAAGTAGGGGCAGTGATTCTCTTTTAGTTAAAAAAGTTTTTCAAATTTAGGAGCAGAAATGAATATTTGTAGTTTTATGGGTCGTTTAACTAGAGAACCAGAATATGTGCAATTACAAAATGGAAAAAATGTAATAAATTTTTCTATGGCTGTTAGAAACCCAAACACTAGCAGTAAAGATAAAGCAGATACAACATTTATTGATTGTGTAGCTTGGGAAGGAACCGCTGATTTAATAAATAAATATTTTAAAAAAGGTTCTAGGATATTAGTGCATACATCTGCAAAAACAGATAACTGGATTGATAAAGATACTGGAAAGAATAGATATAAAATTAAATTTCTTGTGCAAAAATTTTGGTATGTAGATCAAAAACAAGAAGATTCGTATTCAAGCATTGAAAATGTTGACGAAGAAGAAGTAATTTAATATGCAAAAAAGAAAAGTCCTTCTTGTTGGTGAAGCCTCCTATCTTAATTCTGGATATGCCAATTATGGTTTTCAGATAATGAAAAGGCTTTATGACACTAAGGACTTTGATCTTGCTGAAATAAGTTGTCATGGAAGTGATAATAGATCAGATGAGATACCTTGGAAAAGTTATGTTGTTCCTCAAAAATCAAACATTTTTGGTGAAGACATATTTAATGATGTTTTAATTGATTTTAAACCAGATATAGTTTGGTCATTTAGAGATCCTTGGGTAGATGAGTTTATTGGTGATTCTGTATTAAGGAATAATTTTAAATGGGTCTACATGCCAACTATTGATGCTTTACCATTAGATGTTGACTGGATTGATACAATAAGCAGAGCAGATTATGTTTTGACATATTCTGATTGGGCAGCAGAAGAACTTAAAAGCTTGTATCCTAATATAAACATTTTAGGTTCAGCATCCCCAGGATTTGATAATAATTTTAAACCTGTTGAAGATAAAATTAAATTTAAAAAACAAAATGGAATAAATGAAGAATCATTAATTATTGGTTCTGTAATGAGAAATCAAAAAAGAAAACTTATTCCAGATTTACTTGATGCATTTTCTGAGTTTTTAGATAAAGCACCAAAAGAAATTTCTGAAAAATGTTTTTTGTATCTTCACACAACTTATCCAGATGTTGGTTGGAATATACCTAGACTTATTGCAGAAAGACCAAAAATATCCAACAAGGTTCTTTTTTCTTATAATTGCAACAATTGTTTTAAACTTTCAATCTCTTCTTTCTGTGGTGCAATTATCCAATGCAACAATTGTAAACAGGTCAATTGTACATTCCCTAGAGTTTCAAAAGGCTCAAAAAGAGATGATATGGTTATGGTGTATAACCTTATGGATCTGTATGTGCAATACTCTTGTGCAGAAGGTTTTGGTATGCCACTAGTTGAAGCAGCATCATGCGGTGTACCAGTTTGTGCTGTAGATTATAGTGCAATGACTGATATAGTTAAAAAACTAGAAGGTTATCCAATAAAAGTACAAAGATATACATATGAAGTTGAAACAAACAGAAAGTTTGCTTTGCCAGACAATTCTAGTTTTAGCGATATTTGTATAGATTTTTTTAAAAAACCATATCCTATAAGAAGAGCAATATCTAATAAAACAAGAGATTTAGTTGTTAAAAATTATACATATAAAAAAACATTTGAAAAAATTAAAAACATTTTTTATTCAATAGAACAAGAAAACAAATGGGATTTGCCTTTAAAATTTGTTGAAATGCCAAAAGATTTTAAAGACTGCAATTCTAACAACGAAATTGTTGAAAAGATTTTTAAAAAAATGCCAATAAATATGGGTCATATTAAACAGAAGTGTTTGTTTAAATTAAACAATAGGATGCACGATAAACAAAAGATTTTAAAAGAATTAAATTCAATATTTGATTCTTATAATCATTATGAATCTTTAAGGGTAAAAAAATGAAGGTTCTTTATATAGGCGTTTATCGTGATGGAACAGGTTATGGTCAAGCAGCAGAAGATTATATTCTTTCTTTAAATTCTGTTGGCGTTGATGTTGTTTGCAGACCTTTAAAACTTAATAAAATAGATCATGTTCCTAATTCAATAGTATCTAAACTTGAATCTAAAAGTTTAAAAAATTGCGATATTGTTATTCAACATATGTTACCAGTACACATGCAATACAATGGAAATTTTGACTGTAATATTGGTCTTTTTGCTTATGAGACTAGCAATTTTAAAATGTCTGGATGGAAAAACAATTTAAATTTAATGGATGCCAATGTTGTAATAAATAAACAAATGATTGATTCTTGTTTAAGTAGTGGAATAAATACGCCATTACATGTAGTTCCTCATGCTAGAGATTTTTCTAGATATATTGAAAAATATGAAAAGCTTGAAAAAATAACATCTCAAGTTTCAGATTCTGATTTTATATTTTATACAATTGGTGAAACAACAAAAAGAAAAAATTTTTCTGCGTTGTTGAAAGCTTATTTTACCGAGTTTTCTGAATCTGAACCTGTTTGCCTATTAGTTAAAACCAATAAATCAACTTATGAATTTTATGACTATTGTGGAAAAATACTTGATGGTCTTTGTATAAAAAATCCACCAAAAGTTATTACTATTACAGAAAGAATGTCAGATGAAGAAATAAGCAGACTTCATTATACATGCGATGCTTTTGTACAACCTTCTTATGGTGAAGCTTGGGGTATACCAGCTTTTGATGCGATGGCTTTTGGTAAAACTCCAATTGTCACTAATTGCACTGGATATGTTGAATACATAGACGAGTCCGTTGGTTGGTTGGTTAACGGTTTTGAGGAACCAGTATTTGCTGCTGATAAACAAACAGATGACATATATACATCTGGTGAAAATTGGTTTTCAGTAGACATATTGGATTTAAAGAGAAAGATGAGAGAGTGTTACGCAAAGGAAGGAATTAGGAGGTCAAAAGCTGCAAATGCTTTAGATCGTGCTTACGAATTCTCCCATGAAAAAGTGGGTTCAATCTTTCTTGAGGTATTAAAAAATGTCACAAAAGAAAAGAAAACAGAATTGGTTAGAAGAAGCTACTAACGCAGAAGTAGAAAAAACCATTTCTTGGAGAGATGAAAGGGATAAAGCTGCTGATGAGCAAAAAGAAAATACTAATAGCAATAAGTTAAAAGCAAAAACAAAAAATCAAGAAATATACATAAGTTCTGTATACACTAAAACTGTAACAATATGTTCTGGTGTTGCTGGAACAGGTAAAACATATATAGCTTGTGGAATAGCAGCAGAAATGCTCATTGATTTAAAGATAGAAAAAATAATTATTGCTAGACCATTAGTTGAATGTGGTCAAAGACTTGGTGCATTCCCAGGAGATTTAAAAGAAAAAACAGAGCCATTTATGACAGCTATGCTTGAAGTATTTGGCAAATTTATGACTAAAACAAAAATGCGTAAAATAAAAACTGATGAGGTTTTAGAAATATGTCCATTAGAAATAATGCGTGGAAGAACATTTCACAACTCTGTAATTATTTTAGATGAAGCACAAAATGCCACTAGAAGACAATTGAAAATGTTTCTTACTAGATTTGGACAAGAGTCAAAGGTTATTATTTGTGGCGATCATACTCAAACGGATTTACCGCACTCAGAAGGAAATACAATGAATTGGTTGCTTGATAGACTTGACCACAATGATATTGGTAAGGTATTCTTGACATCTGAAGATGTTCAAAGACATGGCCTTATTCGATATATAATAGAACAGCTTGGTGAATAATGCACCATAGTGTCAGCAACATATTACGATCTTCGACTAGAAAATCTGGTCAAAGACTTAATATTTTAACCTTTTCTACTCATGAAAGATATCAGTCTAATATGTCTGATGTTAATGCTAATTTTTGGGTTATCAATAATCCTAAAATTAAAACTTGGAATTTAAACTTTTCAGACATTCCTAAAAATCATACTATGTTAAATAACATATCGCTTTTAAGTGATATACCAACATATATAGATTTTGATTTAATAATTTCTCAAAGCAAATTTGTGCAATTTAATTTAGCTGTTCAAATAGCAGACTATTTAAAAATTCCACTTGTTTGTATTGAACATACTGAAATGTTTGAAGATAGGAAAAAATTTAAACACATGATTGGCGATACAAACATATTCATATCTGATTATTCTGCTAAAACATGGGAGGCAGATTATGCGTACTATGTTATTGATCATGGTATAAACAGTTCTTTATTTCACAATAAAAATATAAAAAGAGAAAATCAAGTATTGAGCATTGTAAACGATTGGATAAATAGGGATTACGAATGTGGTTTTACACTTTGGAAAGAAGTAACAAAAGATCTTCCAGTTTATGTAGCTGGTGATACACCCAACTTTTCTAAACCAGCCAAAAACACAGAAGAACTTATTGACATTTACAATAGAAACTCTATATTTTTAAATACTTCTATACATAGTCCAGTTCCAACCACCTTGCTTGAAGCTATGTCTTGTGGTTGCTGTGTTGTTACAACCAAAAATGAAATGATAGACTCATTTATAGAAAATGGTAAAAATGGTTTTGTTTCAAACGACAAAAATGAAATCAGAAAAAATTTAGAAGTTTGTTTAAATAATCCAGTCATGTGTAGGGAAATTGGAAAAAATGCTAGACAAACAATCATTGATAAGTTTTCTTTGAAGACATTTACAGAAAAATGGGATTATGTTTTAAATAGATCTTTAGGTAAATAAAATGAAAATAAACATTTGTTTTGGAAATTCAAACGAATATTTAAATGGTTATGTTAATACTAATTTTATTAAAAATGATAAGTTTGAAAATTGTCACCCTGAGAATTTAGATTTGATTGTAGATGATGGTGAAGCAGATGAAATATTAGCTATTAATGTTTTAAATTATATTGAATTTAAAAAAACAAAAGATGTTTTGATTAATTGGTACAAAAAATTAAAATACGATGGTACAATTGTTATATCTTTTTTTGATTTTGAAGAAATATGCAGAGCTTTAACTTCTGGACAATTAGATGTTTTAGATGCAAAGAAACTTATTTATGGTGAACAAAATGAAGGTTGGCAATTTTTTAAATCTGGATCTTCATTAATTGAATTAAAGAAGTTTTTTTTATCGATTGGTTCTAAGATAGAATATTGTAAAATAGATGGTTTTATTTCACATATTAAAGTTAGGAGAATTAAGTGAGCAATTTGCACACAAGCTGTAGGGATTGTTTTTATGCAATTTATGAAGAGTCTGAAAAAACTCAAATTGGTTGTCATTTTAATAAGTTGGAAAAACTTAAAGAAAACAATATTGCAATAACAGAATCTTATGATGATGAAAAAGAATTTTTTGTTCTAGAAAAACATGCTTGTATGGCTTATAGAACTAAGTCATCTATGATTGCTGCTAATCAAGATGTTAAAGAAAGCATGGAGTTAACTAGAAAACAAATGTCGCCTAAAATTGCTGCTGTTATAAATGTATTTAATAAAGACATGGAAGGCTTAAAGAAAACAATTCAGCAGATATCTGATCAAGATATTCAATTTTATGAAGTTATTTTTTGTGTTTCATCAGGTATAAAGCCATCAGAAATTATATCCATGATTCATAAGCTAAACTGTACATTTAAATGGAATATAAAACAAATAGTAGATGAATATTGGTTGGGTTCTAGAGCAATAAATGTTTCTGTTCAAAATAGCAAGTCTACATATTTTGCACTTTTTAATTGTGGGTTTGATATACCCAAAGCTTTTGTCAAAGAAATTGATGAGGCTATTTGTGATCAGATGAAAAGATTTATTGTGCTTCATGGCGTTGATGAAGAAGGAAATGGTTCTGTTTATCAAACATATGCTTTTAATGCACTAAGGGGCAATGAAGAAGCTTTTATTGAGCAAGAAAATGATAAACCAGCACATACTTTTTTAGAAAAATTAAACTATCTTGCAGCCCAAAGTGATTTAATGCACTTACTTAAGAAATGCGAAGAAGTATGTCCTTGCATGAAAAACCACTAGTATCCATAGTAATACCAAATCATAATTATGGTAAATGGATAGAAGATGCCATAGATAGCGTTGTATATGATGATTATTCTAATAAAAGAATAGTTGTCGTAGATGATGGTTCTACCGATGGATCAGCTAAAAAAGTTTACAATCTTTTATTAAATCCAAAAGCTTCTGAAGCATCTGGAATATCTGGTATAACAGGAAAATATAAAACAACAGATGTTGAAATAACATTAATAGCTTGTAATGAGTGCAGAGGCCCATCTGCTGCAAGAAATATAGGAATAAAGTTTTATTGGGAAAACACTGATGTTTATTCTTTTTTAGATTCTGATGATATGCACATAAATGGAAAATTAAAAGAAACTTTATCCGTTTTAATTAGTGGATGGGGATCAATTGGTGCTGTATATTGCGATTATATAAATTTTGATTATAAAAACAATATAAATTTTCAACAACATAAAGAAGCTTTTTGTTCTGAAAGAATATTGGAAGAATGCATAATGCCATCATGCAATTTAGTTCCTAAATATGTTTTTGATAAAATAGGTTTTTATGATGAAACTATGCGTGTTGCAGAAGATTGGGATCTTTGGATAAGAATGTCTAAGCATTTTATTGCTTATCATATTCCAAAAACTTTTACAATAATGAGAACAGGAAGCTATAATTCTACTAATACTGTTTCTGAGGAAGTGTGGTCTAAAAACTGGCAAAGAATATTAGAAAAAATAAAAAATGACAAATGATATATGCATTATTATACCAGTTGCTGGTCTTGGCAAAAGAATGAAGGCATATGGCCCCAAAGCATCAATACGCATAGATAAAGAAGAAACAGTATTAAGTAGACAAATTAAGATATTAAGAAATTTTTTTCCAAAATCAAAGATAGTTGTAGTTTGCGGTTTTCAAAAAGAAAAAATATTTGAAATAATTGATAAAGATGTTATTTGTGTTGAAAATAAAAAATATAAAAATTCTAATGTTTGTCTTTCAATTAAGATAGCACTAGATAAATGTCATTCCAAAAAGATTTTAATAGTCAATGGCGATTTAGTTTTTACTAATGAAATATTTAATACAATGCCAAAAAACACATCTTGGATTGCTATTGATACTAACATAAATCAAAGATCTTCTGAAGTTGGCGTTAACATAGTAGAAGGTCAAATAACTAATTTCTGCTATGGATTAAATCCTAAGTGGGGTCAAATAGTTTATTTAATAGGAAAAGAAACTGAGCTATTTAAAAAAATGATTGTTTTAGAAAGGTCTGAAAAAAAATTCTCTTTTGAAATATTAAATGATGTAATAGATATGGGCGGTATTATAAAACCACAAATAAACAAGAAGTGGAAGCTTGTTGAAATAGACACATCTAAAGATATAGCTAGAGCTAAAAAGCTTGTAAGGAAGGTTTAAATGAATGTTCTATGCGACATGGAATATCCATTAGATGAAAAAGAAATGTTTGGATGGGGCAAAGCATTTTCCTCAATAGATCATAATTTCTTTTTTTTAAACAGAAAAGAAAAAGCAATAATTGATGCTTTTGAAGAAAAAAAACCTTCTATATTTATAACCCATGCAGCATTATTAAATAGAGCATCATGCAAAGCTATTATTAAAAATGAATATTGTAAAACATTTGTTTTTATTGATTCGGAAGAAGATAAAGAAAAACTTAAAGATAAATTAAATGTTTTTTATATTTCAAAAAATGAAAATTTAAATTGTATGTTTGTAGAAAAATCTTGTGATATTTATTTATCGCTAAAACCAAAAACAAATATAAATATGATATCTGACATATGTTACATAGGTGATTATGTAAAAGAATGCATTCTTTCAAAGTGTTTTTCTATGTTTAGAGTTAAATGTTGGGGAAATACAAAATGGCCTTTTACAACATACTTAGGAAAAATTAAACCAGATAAAATGAAAGATGCAATATGTTCTTCAACAACATCTTTATATTTAGATGATTTAAATAATAAAAGCTGGCCACTATATACATACCTATGCAATAGACCGATACTTTCCTATAAAAGCGGATGGTTAAAAAGCATTTTAAAAGATACATCTTTATGTTTCTCAGACGAAGAATCTTTTTTTGAAAATCTTTTAAATATAATTAGAAATCCAGAAATCGCATATGAAAATGTAAAAATCAATTCGGAATTTATAAAAAATAATCATTTGTCACATCATAGAGTTTCAGCTATACTAGATGCTATAGGACTTAAGGAGGATTCAATAAGATGTATAAATGTTGCGATGGATCTGATAAAGAAGTACTAAGCATTTTATTGGGGTATGGTCAATCTCCAGATGTTATTAAAAAATCTTTATGGTGGATATCTGAAGAATTAAATAATAACGAATATAATGTAATAGTTATAGATGATGGACAATGTGGTGACATAGCAAAAGAAATGTCTAATTATGTTGCAAGAATATGTCCAAAAATAATAAATATAAATAATTCAGCACTTTTAGAACATTATAAAATAGACTCTATAAAAAAAAGCAAAAAACTTGCTTATGCAATTTGTGAAAAGTTTTCTTCTAATAAAAGGGTTTATATAAGCCCAAGATCAATATGCTATGGACAATCATTTAAATCATTTTGTGATCAAATACAAGGTGATAAGGTTGTGCAAATGAGATCATATTTAGTGCCCTTATATGTTCAAGAGGCAATAAGTGATTACTCTTCAAATTTTTGTAAATTTTTAGCTGATGAATGCAAAAAATATCCAATATATAATGAAAACTATCCTGAGAAAAGCATAGATTATATAACACAATCAACAGTCAATTCATTAGATGGCAAAGAAATATTATTTTCAGAACACGAATGCTTCTATTTAGAATCAAAAGAACCTGATCCAAAAGAACACCTTGAAATAATAGATTTAGAATTAATAAATAAAATCTTGGAAAATTAATGATAATATATAAAGTACCAAAACCAATTTCTATAATTGGAGATTGTTCAACAAAAAGCATGATTTTTTCATCGTGCAATTTTAGTTATTTAAGTAAATTTGGAAATGTTAAATCTTTTTTTATAGACAAAAAAACAAAAAATTTTTACAAAAGATGTTTTAAAAATTATAACACAGTAAAATCAAAATTATTAAATTTAATAGAGTCTGACGATTTCCCCTCTTGCTACACATCTATATTTGGAAAATTTAATTACATAAGTAAAACTACAACAATATGGAACAATATAGAAATAGATAGCTCTAGCGATTTTTTTAACAACATGTTAATATTTCACATAAGAAGAAAATATTTTAAATACAATAAAATAAAACCAATAGAAAATTTTAATAATGAAATTATTAATAAAATGGTAGATGATGCTTATAATGCATATGTAGATAATGATTTTAAATTCATGGGAAAATTAATAGATTCTTATTGGAGAATAAAAACTCAACTAGACCCAAATTCTGCAAATGAATTTATTTATAAAATTTATTCTGATTGTAGATTGGCTGGTGCTTGGGGTGGAAAAATGGATGAGAATACAATGATTATTTTAGCACCAAAAGAAAAACACGAAGAGATATGTGTTATTATGAAAGATCATATAAGATTAAACTCTTCTGTTAATACAACAGGAATAGTAAGAGAGGAACTGTTTAGTGGAAATAGCAATTGCTGTAAATAAAATTAAAAGAGATCAGCTTCTTTTTGATATAAGAAATCAATGTTCAAAACACAACATTGTCGTATATTCAAACAAAGAGATGTTTCTTAATAAAAGCTTTGGCTTTAGTATACTTACATATTATCACATGTGGTATTCAAATGCTGATTATCATATAGCTACATGCCTATATTCTGCTAAAAACATGTTGTTAAAT